ATGCACATAATGAGAATCACAAGCGGCAATCAATGGAACATCATACTTTGCACCCATTTCTGCAACCATTGCATTAAAACGCTTTTGGTCTTCATGTTGATACGTGTGTATTTCAAAATACAAGTCGTCACCGAAGATGTCTTTAAACTGGGGTATTAAAGACTCACGATTATCTCCTTTTAGCCATCCACCCATGCAAGCAGACGTACAGATTAAACCCTCGGAGTACTGTTTGATTATATCTAAATCAATTCTTGACTTGTAATAATAATGTCTGTGTGCTTCCGTTGTCAACTTGAATAAATTTTCAAGACCAACTTGGTTCTTCGCAAGGAATAGTATGTGTGAATACGATTTATCCTTGATTGTGACATCATACGTATAGTACAACTCTGACCCCATCAACAGTTTTAAATCCGTGCCATGTTTCTTGTTATATTTCTGTAGATGCACATATGTGTCAATCAATCCAGAACAACCATTGTGGTCAGTCAATGCAAATCCACGTTGCCCCAATTCGTGTACACGCTGGATTATACCATCTACAGAACTGATTGCATCTTTCATTCCATAGTTCGAAAACTGTGAATGTAGATGCGTATGAATAAAGTTATCTGCCATATTTCCTCCTAGGTGAAAAATTTCAAAATCCACTATTGACAGTATACCACAACTTGTGCGATAATACAAGTGCGGAAAGTTTTACCGCAAGAGTATTTTTCAACAGAAAAGGAACAAAAGAATATGGCAAAAGAAAAACCACTTGACAAAATTACTGATGTAATGACACCTGTTGGTGAAAGTGTGTTTGTAAAAATCAATGGAGTTATTGACGACTTCGCTGGTGGTCGCAAGTACACGGTAACAATGCACTTGGATGATGCAGATGCAGAAGCCTTGAAAGAAAAGTTGGTTAAAATCTGGGAGTCTTCCAACACTTGTAAACAACGTGAAGAAAACGGTAAAGAAACAGACCGTCCAACATTCACATTGACCAAGAAAAAAGACTATGGTTATCAACTAAAGGCATCTACGCAAGTTGAGTTTACCGACAAAGACGGCAACACACACGAGAATGTGGTTCGTTTGGTTGACGGTGACAAAAAACCAATGGACGAAAAAACTGCTATCTGGAGTGGCTCTAAAATTGCACTTTGGATTGGTGTACGTCCATACGAAACTGCTATGATGTACGGTGTATCTCTCAAACTTAAAGGTATTCAAGTCATTGACCTTGTGACTGGTGGTGCTGGTGGTGCTTTCGGTGGCTCTGCATCCGATGATGTTGGTTCTTATGGTTCTTCCATGAGCGACACATTTGATACATCCGAAGACATCCCATTCTAACAAAAGAAATTACCTTGGTCTACAACTAAATATTGAGAACCAAAATCAACCCAAGTCAAATACGGCTTGGGTATTTTGGCGTTCAATCATTGGTTGTATATTGTGTGTAAAACATACAGTTAAAATTCATAAAAATACATAAGAAAACCCCTTGACAAAATTAGACTTTTGTGATACCCTATCAAACCTAAGTTTAAAACATAAGAAATACTATAGTTTACCCCTTAGGTTTTAAACAAAAGTTTCATACAAGGGTTTTCTCTCTTATGTTTTTCACCTAGGTTTAAAACTTATGTCCATACCTAAGGTATGCTCCTAGGGTTAAAACATAAGTGAATACTTGTTTGGTTATCTTTTGTATTCTTCACTTACGTTCAGAAATACAAAAGATAACACGAAACTGGAGTAAAACGGCAAAGCCGTAACCGCCCTTGGCGGTTGTTACAAGTCAGATAATAATTTGTGTTGACTTGTCCATTTACGTATGGTACAATGTATGTGTATCAAGTCGGAAAGAAATGAAAGGAGGTCATACAATGACGGCACAAAACTTTATCGACAAGGACTTTAAAAAGAAAGCATGGACACTCGCTATGATGTACTTCAAGAAATGTACAACCAATGGTGCGTTCCATAACGGAAAACCGTCTTCCGAGTTCTTTAAAGTCCGTTCGTTCTTCATGCAGATTGACGAAAACTCTATGTTGAAATTGTATAAATACATGGACACACTAGAGAAAACAGATATGTCACTAACTGACGTGTTCATCGCAGCAAACGAACTCAATGCTAAAGAATTTGCGAAAGCCAATACGAATACGGTCATTCGTGAACGGCAAGCCTTTGACCTAGAAAAGTGGTTTAACGACAATGCGTAAGGTCAAACAACTTGGATTCTTGGTCGTAAACAAGCAACAACCAAAACCGAAACGGTACATTAAACGACTAACCGTAAATGGTCTAATCAGACGTAAGAAACAGTTTCGCTTTTGGTATACCTTGAAATGTACCAAAGAAGAAGACATTATGACCTCGTTAAAAGAGCCAAAGTCGGTTATCATCTTTGATGTATTTTCCGTTGGTTCTCTCATTCGATTGACACTTAACGGACGTGTAGAATCGTATACGTTAAATTCCGACAACTGTACATTCGGTTGGTATAAGCGTTGTGTGACAACGTATTTGTTTATCGTTGACCACAATCATAACAGAACATTCGTATTCGGTCACAGAAAACACAAGATTCGCACAGAACGAGAACTATGGGAATCAAGCGACATTAATTATTGGGGAGGATAACGCAGCATGGATTCATTTATTCGACTACAGTTGACAACGGCAACGATTGTCAGACACAACTTGGTCAATCTACTGGAATTTATACGGACAAACCATATTCATTCCATACAGAAAACGGAAGATGGTTATCTCGTGTTAGGTAATGAAACATCTGTTTGGACAAAACGAGCAACTGATTTTACGTTTATTGGTATCAATGATGTTCTTCCAGATGGTGTTCTATCGGTTGAAGACTTTTACCAAAACCGATACGAGTTTTTGAACAAGATATTCACAACCAACGATGATATATCCAAAGTGATACATGATTTATACGACACCTTAATCAAACTATTGGAGATTTATCAAGAGCCATACAATCCAAAGGATACATTGTTCTTGTATGACCATTCGTCTGTTTACAGTCTAGGTGGCAACGGAGAACAACACTTTATCACACATATTGAGAATGTACCGCAGTATATTCCGTTTGATTGCATCTGCAAAGACAACGACATTATAGCCATTAGAACGGCAGTCAGTCAATTGTATGACTTAAAATGTTGCATTGACCCATCTATTGACTATCAGTTGCAACAACAGTTGAAAACACTACAGGAGGAATACCCAGATGAATACAATTTCAACCTTAAAGTACAAGATTGACTTGCAAGAGTTGGTTGAAGAATATACGACCCTTTCACGAAACGGTGGTAAAATTCCAAGGGGTACTTGTCCAATATGCCACGGAGATAACCCAACAGAGTTTTGTATTCTTGGTGACAGATACTATTGTCACAAATGTGGTTCATCTGGTGATGCAATTGGTTTTTATTCCGAAGTAGAGGGTTTACCGTTCTATCAAGCGGTTGAAGCCTTGGCAGAAAAATACGAGGTATCAACGGACGACCCTGTGTATCAAAAACAAAAAAGCATCGTTGGTCAGAACACTAAAGTTGCCATAAAGTATCACAAAGCCGTTGATGCCGTTCGTGAATACATGAATGTCAAACGTGGTATTAATGATGAAATGTTGGAAGAATTTCTGATTGGATATGACAAGGGTGGATTCTTGGGTGTGCAATCGTCTGGTATTGTCATACCGATTCAAGATGCGTATGGTCGTATCGTTGGTTTCTCCAAAAGACGATTGGAAGAAACGAATGAACCAAAGTATAAGAATACAAAAGAAGACGATGTGTTCGTCAAAAGACAACTGTTGTTTAATTACCATCGTGCGGTTAAGATGTTGCATCCGAATGGTGTACTTCATGTTGCCGAGGGTTATCTTGATGTCATGTCCGCACATCAACAAGGGATTCCATGCGTTGGGTATCTTGGTGGTCGATTGACAAAAGACCAGATTGGTTTACTATGGGAGTTACAAAAGCGATACAATGGCGACATCACGTTTGCATTGGCAGTTGATAATCCAGAGTGTGATACAACTGGTCGCAAGGCATTACTAAAAACAAGGGAAGATATTAACAAGTACGCACCAGATTTAAACGTGCGTGTGGTTAAATATCCGAGTAATAACGGAAACGAGGAATAAGCAATGGGATATGCACTATTAGATGGCACTTGCGTGTCTTCAATGATTAACAAAGAATATACTGTGAATGGGTATCGGTTTATTACACAATTTGACAACGGCTGGATTTCCATTCGTTTTCTTGATGATGTACCAACTAACTGTGTGAATCAATTCAGTAACATTGGTGCGTTTAATGAATACATCGAGTATTTAAAACGCAAGCCACATCATGATGATTATGTTGCAATGGCTACATTAGCGGAGGAAGACAATGGATAAATACTTACAGGATAAGCTATTTGAGATTAATTCGATGTTTAACTTTGTAGAACCAATTAATAATCCAACAGAATTAATCCTTGGTGATACGTTGTATAATATCCATGTTTACGCTGGATATAAAATCACGGCAGATAATACGGTGACACAACAATCAACCGATTTTAAAGACTTTATGTCATTCTATGATTTCATCCTAGGAGAAAATAAATGAAGATAATACACATGGTTAAATACGGTTGTGGACAATGGGAAGACTATCACGAAGATGTCGAATATATGTACGAATCATTTAACGAAGCCAAACAAAAATGTCTACAGTTGCAATCTGAAATCGACAAACGCTTACAAGATAATCAACGTTGGTACGATACTTTGGATAAGCTAGACGAAGAAGATATCGAAAGTATTTATAATAGAACTGTTAGACGAACAACATTTGTTGTTGCGTTCTTTGAGTTTATTGAATCTCCAAAAGATTTTCCAGAAATCTTAGATTTGTTCAGTCAAGAGATGCAAGGCAAATTCTTATTGTATGCCGAAGCATCAGAGTATGTCAATTCAATCAGTATCTTTGATAATGATTTTGATAATCCGCATTATTTTATGTCTGTATACAAATGGTTAGACGATGGTTCAATGAAATGGATTGATTCCTATAGCTATGGACAACTGGAGGATATGCAATGCTTGAAACTGAATTAATCACACGAGTTGAGTTATCCACTCCAGTAAACCAATGCCAAGGTTTTTGCTGGGATTCAAAACGTAAGCAATTCATCTTGGCTACCATCTCCAGTGACAATAAAACCCAAGATATTTACCGCATTAGTTATGATGGTTCTACCCTTAGTAATCATCGTTTCAACGATAAACCACGCTTAGGACATATGAATACGTTGACTTATCGGCGTGATACCGATATTATTTATACCACAAATGCAACTGTAGATGGTTTTCTGTTGACGGCTTTGGATGCACAAGACTTTTCTATTAGGCAAGAAATAAAAATGCCATACAAGGTCTTTAACGTGGCGTATGACCCATATACACACAAGTTTGTATCCATTAGACCATACAAAAAGAACATTCGTTTGATTCAAGAATATAAGTGCGTGGCAAACGACAACAAACCACAGTTTGTGCGTGAATATGAACTTGATTGTGTAAACGAAGATATTAACAACAATGGTGCTTTTGTGTTTTTAGATAATATTGTTTTTACAACCTTGACACATCTCGTAATCTATGATACATTTAATAATGTAAAGACGATGGTTGAGTTACCAAAGAACTTTGAGGTAGAAGACATTGATATTGTCGATGGTCAGCTATACTGTAGTGTGTACAGACCAAAAGGCATTGTTGAAATCCATCGTATTTTGGGATTAGACTCCCAATTAATAAAAAATGTTCGTCCTATTGGGTTTTAAATCCAAGTTTTTAACGAAGTGAGGTAAAAATTATGAAAGTTGTATCTATTAAAAACTTATTTGGCGATAATGACTTTAAGTGTTGTTGCGAAGAACACGTTCTTGTTAAAGACAATACTAAATATCTACCCTTAGAAATCACAGAATATAATGGGTTCTACTATTTACCTAGTTGGGTACAGGAGGTTGACTTTGAATGAATGTATTAATCGCTTGTGAGGAGTCACAAACCGTCTGTAAAGCCTTTAGAGAACTTGGGTTTAATGCCTATAGTTGTGACATCGTGAAATGTTCTGGAGAGCATCCAGAGTGGCACTTTAAGGTAGATATATTCGATGTTATCAAACGCAAGGGTGGAGTTACCCAAAGTGGTAATCTTGTGTTTGTTGACAAATGGGATTTAATGATTGCACATCCACCGTGTACGTTATTATCCTCTAGTGGTGCAAAATGGTATTATCATCCAGATGATAAAGATTTACCCATTGAACAACGTAGACCGCATCCACGGTTTCCACATCGGAAACAAGACCAAGATGCAGCCGTTGATTTCTTTATGGCATTATACAATACGAACATACCATATATTGCCATTGAGAATCCTGTTGGTGTTATGTCTACGAGATTCCGTAAGCCAGACCAGATTGTACAACCGTATATGTTTGGCGACTCAGCACGTAAGACCACTTGTTTGTGGCTAAAGGGTTTGCCATCTTTAGAACCTACTAAGGTGGTATCCGAGGGCGAATCCATTGTATTCCGTAGTGGTAAAAAAATGCCAAAGTGGTACTGTGATGCGTTGACAAATGCAAAAACAGATGCAGAACGCAGACGTTTACGCAGCAAAACATTTGATGGTATCGCACGAGCAATGGCATCTCAATGGGGAACATTTGTTAAACACGAAATGGAGAAACAGTAATGATTGATTTTTTGGAAAAACATTATATCTTTTTCACACGATTTGTTTGGATTGCAACATATATTGTGTTATTGGGTGTTCTTGATTTTTACAACGTATATAAAATCAACGATGTACCAACATTCGTATGTTTTATCTTTGGTGTCTATTGGCTTGCCAAGATATTGACTGCAATGATTGTGATTGGTATTGCAGCCTTGTTACAAATCAATGTTGACATCGAATTAAAATCATCGTTTACAATCAACGATAAATATATTTTCTAACCAACAGTATTCACCCCTAGGAGAAAATTATGAAATACAGAAACGGCAACGCTAGTGTGTGGCTTGATTTACAAGACGGCACACGCATTATTGAATACCCAGATAACGAACCATTGACACTTGATACGCCACTCAATATTGATATTCGTGTATCTACACAATGTCCATACGGTTATAATTCTATTACTAAGAAGTCTACTTGTGCATTTTGTCACGAGTCTGCATTGGTTGATGGTCAAGAATGTCATTATGGCGTTCTGCAAAAAGTGCTGATGGACGCAAAATTACCACGTGGGACAGAAATCGCCCTTGGGGTGAATCAGATAACAGACAATCTCTTACAGTTCGTCAAGAATTTATGGAAACTTGGATTGGTTGTCAATATTACAATGAACGAGCGGTATATCTTGCAATATGGCGACACACGGCTTAAAGAGATGATGCCATATGTATATGGTCTTGGTATCTCTTATCGTTCACTATATGGATGTTTATCGCTACCAGATTGGATTGCAGAATATCCACATACGGTTATCCATGTGATTAATGGCATTGATGATTTTGACGATGTAAAAGAACTGGGTGTAAAATACCGTAAGTTATTAATCTTGGGCGAAAAAGACTTCGGTTTTAACCGTGGAAAGGTTGATTTAAACACTCCACAACATAAACAATGGAAGTCGAATGTAATGCAATTGACGGAAATCTTTGACATTGTATCCTTTGATAACTTGGGGTTGCAGCAATTAGAAATCCGTGGTAAGATAACAGATGAAGAATACAAATCGTTTTACCAAGGCGAACATTCCATGTATGTCAATGCGGTGGAACAATACTTTGCACCATCAAGCCGTACACGGAATAACATTAAACGTTTTGATGAAACCGATTTACGTTCGTATTTTCATTTTTGTGAATCACAGGAGGTGTCGCATGATACTAAAGAGAACAGGCGTGTTTGAAACCAACAGTTCTTCTTGTCACTCAATGGCAATCGTTGGACGATTACAAAAGAAAACGCCAAAGGATGCAACCATTACAGACATATACGGAGAACTTGGGTATACTCCAATGTTTGATAATGTTGTATGGACTGTAAAGTTTGAAGACTACCTGTGGAAAGAACAACAGTTATGCAATTCCCAAGAAAAACTGTGGTTTTTGTTGTCTTACATCTATAGTGAATATAACTTTGACTCCATATTTGTCGATGAGTTTTACAAAAAAGTAAAGCGTTGGTTGTCTGACATTGGTATCACACTAAAAGAACCAGACTATAGTGAATACGAAGATTATGTCGATGAAGTTTTGTCACAATCTATTTTCAAACAGGAAATGTTTCAAACACCAAAAGACTTGTATGAATATTTGTTTGATGATGATTTAATTATTGATATTCGTTCTGTCGAGGTAAACGCAGAGTACTAGGGAGGAACACTAATGGATTCACAAAACCAACATTCCTTAGAATGTCTATTAGAATCCCCAGTTGGTATTCGTTGTGATACTGATATGATGCCGTCATGTTTAGACCGAGTTAAACATATTGTGTTATACTTTGATAGTCTTTATGCTAAGGTTCAAGATATATATATGTGTTCTAATGGTCGTTACTATATGCTAGAGTGTTACGAAGAATACAATAATAAGAAAAGACATCTTATTCGTTTTATTGAAGTAGAACATAAGATTAAAATTATAGATTATTGGGTTGACGTAAAGGGGGCAAACAAATGAAATTAATACGCAACGGAGTCTTTGAAACAAACTCCAGTTCTGCACACTCTTTGGCATACAAAAACACAGTATTGCGTGATTACAGATGTCAAACAAAGGGTATTCCATATTTTTCTGACAAACGATTTTATTTAACGAAAAAGCCACATGATTATCGCCTATACAGTTTTATGCCATTATACTTTGATGAATACGGTTGGGAGTTCAACGTATTGTCTACTCCAGCATCTAAACTTAGTTATTTAATGTCGTCCGTTTACCAGTATAAAACTTGGGGTGTTGTAAAAGAAGACCCATTTTTTAAACAAGTGATACAATGGTTAGATGAACTTGGTGTCCGTGTTGATTTACCAGAAGAATACGGTGACTCTAGTGAAGTCGATGCATATGTTGACCACCAATCTTGGGGAGTAGTTGATAAATCTATGTTCCAAACTAGGGAAGATTTGTTGACATACCTGTTTAATGACGACATCGTAATTCATACGGAAAATGATAATTCCGACAATATGCAAAATTGGGTTGATGCACCAGACCATACAATCAATTATCAACAAGCGATGTACTGGTGTAGTTCCAAAGATAAATGCGTAAGACGTAAATCTTGGGAAGATGGTCTATATCTAATTTACGGTCTTGTCGAAGATAAAGATGGTCAATATATCAATGTCGATTATCTATTGGTAGATGGCAATGGTAAAGTTTTATATGAACCATCCACCGCAGACAGAAATGCAAATGATTGGGAAGTTGCTATGGGGGTAAACAGATATGAAATTAATTAGAAATGGTGTGTTTGAAACCAATAGTTCATCCGCACATTCTCTTGCGTATGGTACAGAATATATCTTGCGTGGCAGTCGTTGGTATCAACCAACCGAGGAACACGACTTTAGTAATCCAATGTATCGTCTTGACAAGGTACCAGATAATTACCGTGGTTATACATTCTGTGAATGGCTTGGTGAGTTCGGTTGGAATGGCAGACCATTGCGTACACCACAAGAAAAATTTTCTTATTTGTTGACACAAATGGCAGATACATCGGAAGAACTGCATGAATCAACCGAATATGAAACCATAAAAGAAATGGTTGAAGATATTGGTTGTGAAATCATCCGTTGTAATAACCAAGATGGATACGTTGACCACGAAAGTTACGGTATAGTCAAACCATCGTTATTTAAGTCTAAAAAAGACTTGATTACGTATCTGTTTAATGATAACATCATAGTATACATTGAAAACGACAATAGCGAATACCAAGAATGGTATACTGGAGAAAAATCAAAATGGTAACATTTATTGATTTATTCGCTGGTATTGGCGGTTTCCACTCTGGTTTAACCAAAGCTGGACTACAGTGCGTTGGTTGGTGCGAACAAGATAAATACGCACAAGAATCATACCGTGCGTTATACCCAACGGATAATCTTTGGTTTTCACCAGATGTTCGTGCATTAAACGGTACAGAGATGCCGTATGCAGACTTATGGTGCTTCGGTTTCCCATGTCAAGATGTTTCCATTGCTGGACTGAAAGATGGCATGGGGAACACACGAAGTGGTTTATTTTATGAAGTCACGAGGTTATTGCATGAAACAGAACATAAACCCAAATGGTTGCTTATTGAGAATGTTAAAAACCTCTTGTCAATTGATAACGGATGGGGATTTTACGGCGTTTTGTCTGAAATGGACAAAGCAGGGTACAGTATCGCATGGCGTGTGTACAACACAAAAGACTTTGGGCTTCCGCAAAACCGTGAAAGGTTGTTCATTGTTGGACATCTTGGAAACGAATGTCCATCCGAAGTACTATATAGACCCTGTGAGAGCAAACAATCTATTGTTCAAGTCGGAAACATAATCAAGACAACATCTTTTGGTGGTAATCCACAACGAGGTCGTATATATTCACCACATGGCTTATCACCGACTTTGACGTGTGTCAAGGGTGGTGGTATTGAACCAAAGATTTTATTGTCGAAAAATCCTAATGTAATACGCAAGCTGACTCCAAGAGAGTTTTGGCGACTACAGGGTTTTACCGATGAACAGTTTAACATAGTCCGACCAATCCAATCAGATGCACAACTGTATAAACAAGCTGGTAATTCTGTGTCTATTCCTATTGTTTACGAACTTGGGAAGAATATTGTTGAACACCACAGGAGGTTACATGAATAGTTTTATTGAGAATTGTAAAAACGTAGTCATGCAGACACTTAGCTTTCCAATGTCCGCCTATGCCAGTTCACAAGCAAGGATGCAAGATGTAAAGCTGGTGTATGAGTCTTTAAACATTGTCTGGTTTTCTAAAACACTCCAGAATCATAAAGCATTAGTTATGTCAACAAGCGAAGACTTTGACCATGTTTATTGGGAAGTTACATACAATGGCGATAAAGATGAATATTATGTTGACAAATACATAAAACAATCCAACACCGTAATCTTGGGAGAAGACATTAATGAAACAATGTAAAGATTACAATGATTTGTTATCCCAAGGATATTCCATTGGCTCTCTTGAAACAGAGCCTTTGGATATTGCCTGTTTAAATGTCTTATTGGAAGAATACCCAAAGCAAGAAGACCAATACAAAAAGGCATCTCGATTTTGTAAATCCGTACATGATTCAATGGTACTTGCCGATATTGCCACACTCTTGGCAAAGCGTTGGAATCGTTCCATTGATGATGTCAAGAAATATCTCGATGTGTCTGCCACCAATGAAGAAGAACTATGGGGTAAAACACATGGGTTTTCTGATTCGTTTGACGACTTAAAATCATTCATTGGACAAGATGGTGTTCCACTTGGGTTTCCATCTTTGGATTTTGCCTTGAATGGTGTCAAGCGTAGAGAAATCGTATTGCTTGGGGCATATACCAACCAAGGTAAATCATTTGTTGCAGCCAAAGTTGCTGCACATCGGTTGATGGATTCCAAAGATAATCTATTGATTTTCTCGATGGAGATGCCAAGGGGTCAATTCTTGGCGAACATTGTGGAAGAAATCTTGGGTGTCGATGAAGATACTTTGGTTGAAATGCTAAAGACCGAACAGGGCATCGAAGTATATTCCAAAGTGTCTGCCGTATTGGACAAACGTGTACGCTTTGTTGATGAACCGAATAAAACTATTGACGACTTAGAGAAGATAACCGAAGCGTGTTATGCCAATGATTTTCCTGTTGATTTTGTCATATTTGACCACTTTCATTTGATACCACAGATTGACGACATTCCTGTGTTGTCCAAAAATGCCAATCAAATGAAAGAATACGTGAAGAAATTCAATCTTGTGTTGTTCATGCTTTGTCAATTTAACGAGGAATCACAGTCTAACTACAATACGGACAAAAAGAAAAAACCGTATGAAGCCATGTTACGGCATATCAAGGGTGCTAATGCTTTAAAAGCGATAGCAGACATTGTGTTGTTATTATGGCGACCATACAAGACGGATACACAATTGGATTTTGACGAACGTGATAAAATCAAGAATGTGTCATGTATTAAAATCGGTAAATCTCGTCGCAAGCTGCGAGGACCAGCCGATATATTCCAATACAAGGTAAACGACAAGACTACGCATATGGAAGAAATCAATTATTTTGAATAAATATTGTATTTTCTTGTTGACTTATGTTTGTATTTATGTTATTATAATACTGTAGTTAAGTGCTACGCCTCCTTTCTTAACATAGCCGATGCAAGTGGTTGCCCCTACTTGCGTTGGCACACATGGACTGTTGCTGGGTTATGGTCAAAATTTGCATAAATTGTCATGTCTGACCGACAGGTTCGATTCCTGTGCAGTTCTACTTTTTCGCTACTGCAAGCGAACAAACGTTTATCGAAAGTGTGCTTGTTGTACACATCCAAAAAGACAACACGTGTTAATTGATTACACGACAACAAATCAAACATACGGTGCTTGCTGCCGTCACTCAGTAAGCGTTATATGTGACGAGAAAACATATCAGAGATAACTGTAAACCATCACTAGAGATGTAAAAAAAGCAAGTTTCTGATAGCCTTGATAAAACTAACAGGGTTGTGCCATTCCATAATCGCACCGCAAGACAATGCGACAACAATCATATGTAGAAATGTAGGTTTTATTACCATACTACGAACTACGAATTTCTTACTGCCGTCAGACCAGACGTTAAAATCCGCAGTCGTTGAAGTGCGATAAGCAACGAAGTCTATAGACATCTACCGCCGATGCGTATAGACGTATACACACATGAAGACACCTAGATTGCAATCTTTGGGTGGTTGAATGATGCAACAAGGTTTGCATGGCGGTAGACATGGAGAGTTAGCTTAGTAGGTAAAGCATTATAGACGTTGGTTCGACCCCAACATTCTCCACAAGGTAAATCCACTATGGGTCGCAACTATGGTGGTCGGCATGAGCGGGTCGCCGTTAGAGAGGAGTCAGTCTCGAGGTGCCTCCTCACCTACTCACATGGGGAATTAGTTTAACGGTAAAACACTATGAGGGGTGAAACACTGGTTCGATTCCAGTAAAGTGATGGTTCACAGCACTATTAGTAGAAGATATTGGTTCGACCCCAATATTTCCCGTAATTACAATTAAATCTGCTGTGGGTCGCTACCATAGTAGTCGGAAGTGGGTATCTTTCGTTAAGGGGTGAACGGACGCTAGCTGTTTATCCGATACCTGCCGAAGCGGAGTAGTCCAATGGAAGAGACACTGGTCTCATAAGCCAGTATAGTACGGGTTCAAGTCCCGTCTCCGCTCCCATACGGAGGGTTGTCAGAGTGGTTTATTGAGCCTCTTTGCTAAAGAGGTGTTGTTTAATAGCAACCACAGGTTCGAATCCTGTACTCTCCTCCACTTATTCTTGGGTAGTTCAATGGTAGAGCGTCTGGCTGTTAACCAGAATGTTGGGGGTTCGAGTCCCTCCCCAAGAGCCACATGGAAAGTTGGCAGAGTCTGGTTTATTGCATCGGTCTTGAAAACCGAAGAACAGTAATGTTCCGTGAGTTCAAATCTCACACTTTCCTCCATTCGTTGTATCAACGATACCATAGCCACGATACGTAATGGTACGCCATCGTATCACCGAATGGGTTACTTAAGGGTTTCTCATTCGGCTGGCATACTTCGTGTTGATTGGGTAAATTCCCAAGATACACGCATAATTTTTCCTCCTGTTGACTTTGGGTTAAAATCCAAAGTCATGGATGCACACATAGTTTAACGGTAAAACAAATTAATGATGGTTCAAATCCATCTGTGTGCAGCTAGCTAAAATCCAGCGGTAGTTATCAGATGCCGTTGGTATAAAATCCCGTACCGAGGGGTATTGGTCGTTGAGTTGCGGCATCGTGAAATATGGAACGTAAGCCATTCCGCAACAAAAATATCATCATAAGTGTTTATTCTGAACACAAACAAAAGAAGACATCTAAGTATTTTTACCTCCTTTCGTACTTAGGTGTCTTCTTTTTGTTTCTCGTAGTTGACAACCATAGTAAAATACTGTATAATTAATATATGGGGTTACAAACAATGAAAGAAAATTCGTTTTTATGTCCAGATGGTCAAACCATTTTGGTCAAAGATTGCATGAACCAATGCCGTATGGGTCAACGATGTTTGGCAAAACCGTTGTTGGTTAATGCGAGTCGTGTTCGTGACTTAAACCGAACAAACTTTAGTGTCACCGAGGTGTTGTCACCAACGCTTTATATGTATCTAAAGGCAACCCATAATGAAACGATTAATCCGTTTTCATCTATTGCTGCAACGGTTGGTACATCGGTTCATGGCATATTGGAAAACTGTTTGCCACACAATTACGCTGGTGAGTTTAGGTTGAACTATGAGGGATTGACTGGACAGATGGACTGTATTGACCTAGAGCATCACACATTATACGATTACAAAGTCGTTGGTGCATACAAATGTGCGACAATGATGGGTGGTCGTCCATTGTGGAAACCATATACAATCAAACGTGGTAAACGCAAGGGTGAAACAGAGATGCGACAACAATGGTTTTATGACGGTTTACATCATTATGGTGATTACTGTAAACAACAAAATCTATACAGAATATTGTTGAACAAACACGGTATACCAATTAAGGATATGTTTTTGCAAGTAATCATTAAAGAGCCAATCAATACAATCAAGACATTTAACTTGGATAAGCAATGTTATCTATTGAAGCTACCAAAGATGAATGACCAACGATTGCTTGATTATGCATTATATAAAAAAGATGCTTTGGTGACTGCTATTGCAACCAATAATATGCCACGACAATGTTCTGCCAAAGACAGATGGGTGTCTAAAACGTATCCAATGGGTCGTAGATGCAAGGATTATTGCTCGGTGTCATATTGTTGTCCGTATTATAATAAGGGGTAAAATATGGTTAATATCAAAACACAGGAATTTAGAACCATTGACAAGTATCGCATTACTGCGATTAAACGACAAAGCCGAACGGCTTTTGTCAACGAAGTTAAAGTCGGTGATGAGTTCTACTTATGCACAAAATTACATGGGGAGAAAACACAAGCTGGTTATCTCGCACCACGAGTACGGTTGTATTTTCCAGATAAAAACCGTTATACAAAATACACAACGCAAGAACGTATGCAACAAATCTTTGGATTTAATTTTGATGTCGAAGTTGTGAAAGATACAACGGACACCGTAGGGAGTAACGTACAATGATTCTTGTTGGTCGTGCTGGTAGTGGCAAAGATACGGTGGCAGATTTGTTGTGCGACAATCTACCGAGATATGCCTTTGCCGATGCCTTAAAAGAAACAATTCATGTGATTCAAGAACAAGGTGTCAACGCTGGTATGGAATATTTGTCCTCTCTTAGTGGACATTCTGTTGAAGAATTAAGCGGCATCTTACCAGTTGTGCAAACGATTGAGAAAACGGTTCTTGACGGTAAACAACGTGGTCATTTACAGTCGTTGGGTAACGGTTTACGAGCGTTGTTTCAAGACTTTTGGATAGTCGTTCTCCGCAACAGATTAATCGAAGACAATCCAAAGGGTTACATCGTGACGGATTGCCGATACGAAAACGAACTAAAGATGTTGCAAGAATTGGACGTTGGAGAGCCATACTATCAGAAGTCCATATTCATTTCTGCGAATAAACGAGAACGTATCAAACGCATGAAGCAACGTGATGGCTCTTGCGACACCTCTAAGTTGAATGATGTGTCTGAAACATCTGTTGACTCAATGAAGCATATGTGTGATTACACAATCAATAATTCTAAAGATTTAACACACTTAAAAACATTGGTTGACAACATCAATCGTGACATCCAAAGGGAGAAACAAGAATATGGTCAAGGAACTACACATGATTGCAATAATTGATTATCGAACAAGCGAACTAAAGGCGGAAATTCGTAGACGAATGATGCAATCTGAATTATCAGAACAAGAAGCCGTTCATTTAGTGGACAAGGCTTGTGACGATATGACAGATGCCGTAAGTCGTTTGTATTCAAAAGCGGAGTTATAATGAAGTTAATCTATTCTGGAGTTGTAATGGGCGACCCAGTACCACAGGGAAGACCACGGTTAAGTGGTCGAGGTCGTTTTGTAAGAGCCTATGACCCTCCAAAGTCTAAAGCGTATAAACAACTGATAAAAGATTCAATTGAACACCCAAAGGATTTAACGGACGTACCATTATTGTTTGAACTTGATGTGTACCGTAAAATCCCCTCTAGTGTTCGCAAAAAAGACCATCAAGATATGGTCGATGGACTAATTCTACCAACGAAGAAACCAGATATTGATAATGTACTGAAAGGCGTTATGGATGCGTTATCTGGCGTAATATGGGTCGATGATAACCAAGTGTGCGATGTAATCACACGCAAGCGTTATAGCGAGCATCCACGAATTGAATTTAAGGTGTACGATATTACACCCTAGGGGGATACAAATGTTAGAACAAAAATTGACAAATACAGACGGTCTTGATAAAATGTGGGGTTTACATCTTGTGTGGTTCGATGGTGTTTCATACCAATTGACACCGATTGAATCCACAGATGCCGAAGATATTCGTGAATGTTGCCCTCATTGGGTGGTATACTTGACTGGTGACATTCAAGAAGATTGCGATGAAATCGCACGACAAACCTTTTTAAAGGGCGAAGCCTATGATAAGTGCTTGTGCGACATCGGTTTAATTGAAGAAGACGATGTAATTGACGTAACAGATTTTAAAATTTATCTACAGGTGACAGATGATTTAAAACCACATGAACATTGGGTTCTCAAAGAACATGAACACGTTGGAAACGACTACATCTGCGTGTATGCCGTAGATGAACCAAACAAATCCAAGGTCAATAAAATTATTGCTGGTGCTTTGGTGAATGGCTATGATTTGGAAACCGCAGCAATCTGGGTCATGAAACTTGGGTATAAGGCACAAGATAGATTACAAAAGCAATTCGCTGATATTGCATCTACAGTTGAATCATGGACGGTTTAACCGCATTAATTTTATTAGTGATTGTGCAACGGATGTGTCTTGTGATACTGATGTTTGCACTTGGGTATTTATTATACATGGGAGGTAAGCATGATTAAAAAATTATTGATTGCAGCTTACGTATTCTTTGGTATGTGTATGGGGCAAACATACGCATATCAAATGCAAGCCGAGGTATCTGCATACACAGACCGTGGTACAATGGCAAACGGTGAATGGACTCACGATGGAGCAATCGCAAGTGATGATTTGCCGTTCGGCACACGAGTAATTATCAATGGTCGAACGTATGTTGTCAAAGATAGATTCGGTGGTGGCTATTCCAATGCCATTGACATCTGGATGCCATCATACGAAGATGCAATTCAGTTTGGACGACAGTATATTACTGTTGAAGTCTTGGTATAAATCACGGAGGGAAATTATGATTACGGTAAGATTAAAAACACAAGAAGAACCAGCGGAGCGAGTACGAGGGTTTGAATACGTATCACGCCTAGGAGCAATCGTTAAGAAACCAACACGAGGGTCAATCCATAGTGCTGGTTATGATATTTATGCCTATGACGACTATGAAATTGAACCAAAACAATCTGTATTGATTAAAACTGGCATCAAAGCGTATATGCCACCAGATGAATACTTGGATTTACGTGTTCGTTCATCCTTGGGTATTAAACGCCAATTAATGCTTGCGACTGGTGCATCGGTTATTGATTCCGATTATTATAACAATCCAGATAACGAGGGTGAAATCATGGTTGTATTATATAACTATGGGGATGAACCCCAGACAATCGAAGCTGGCGAACGTATCGTTCAAGGTATTTTCACAAAGTATTTCTTGATTGATGATGATGATACCACAGACCAACGTACTGGTGGTACTGGCTCAACAAATAAATAATTGGAGATAAACACAATCCATGAAACGATTTATGTATTTAGTGGATATGTTTAAGAATGGGGAATTATATCGTATCTCTATTTATGGGGAGAGTAGAGATACGATTCAACAATATTTATACGATATATCACCAGAGGTAATCTTTGTGAGAGAAGACGAAGAAACCGAACGACAACAAAAGAAACGCCTTAAGGGTAATTTTCGTAAGATATATCACAATGGAGAATACATTGGTACAATCGTTCAATGTGATTTCAGAACAGACAGATGTCAGTCCATTGGAGAACGGTCAAAGAAAATTATTGGTATTGACAGTCGTTATAAGGTGGTTGAATGAATAGATTTACACAATTCATGTGTTCAAACATGAGTAATTTAACAAAAATACAACAGTTTGAGAAACAATATTCTTTTGACGAGTTTGCACAGAACAAGCAGAAGCAGCGGATTTTAAATCGCTTGAACCGTTTACGGTCAATTGATTATGCAGACTCACCAGAAGACATTGTGTTGCAACAAGAAGAATTTGAGAGAATGTCGTATGCACTCATTCGGTTACGTTCTGAATTGGGCGTTAAAAACACGCAATTGTTAATTCTACGTGCTGGTTACCGCAAGAAGTTAAAGGACATCGCAAAGGAACTGGGGTTGTCTTATACATATGTCTGCTCCAAGTATAAACTGGTTAAGAAACAGGCGAAAGAAATCGTCTTGCAACTGATGGAAGAAAACACGGTTGACGTTGATATGTTTCAACCAGTCAAGAATCTGTATTTTGCCACAACGCCAAAAGACAAACTGAATTATCCATTTGATTCTGCACGAAACACATTCAAGAAATATCACATCTATAAGGGTGAGCATCGTGAATCATTCCATTGTAAAGCCATTGAATATCTTGACGAGTGCTTTGGTGACAAGAAAACAATTTGTAATTATTGCGGTAAGCAATGTACACGATTAAACGATATGGAGGAACGCATTTGAACATCGCAGAACATTCTCTGAATACAAACAAATTAGATATGCGTGTGGATGCAGACCGTGCATACATTGCCGATGTATCCGATATACACGTTGGGAATATCTATCACAATAGACAAAAGTTTGAAGACTTTTTGTCCAAAGTACAATCCATTGATAATCTATATTTGATTATCGGTGGTGATTCTACAGATAATGCAACCACAAACTCCGCATCATCTGTATTTGAACAATCGGAACATGGTGGCGACCAAGTGTTGACCGCTTATCATTTATTACAACCGATTAAAGACCGCATCTTGTTTTGCCGTAGTGGCAACCACGGATATGAACGTGCGTTAAAACATAATAAATTAATACCAGAACAGATGTTAGCGGAACTATTGGGTGTTCCATTTTACCACGGTATGGCAAGCGTATTCTTTAATGTCAATAAGAATCTGTATGTTATTGGTACTTGGCACAATGCAAAGAAACCAACGGCAATGGAATGGTTACATACCGATATTACATTTTATGAACACTTGCATAAAACCAATTGGGAGAAAACTCATGTGGCAACACCAAACCGTATTGCTAAGGCTTGGTCAATGACTGAACATTATGATATACAATCTGGTTCATTCCTTGGTTGGGGCGGTTACTCCGCAGACAAGGGTTACAGACCATTGGATTGTGGTACATCCATCGTAGAGTTATCTGGTGAAAGAAACAAGAAGTCAATTCGTGTTCATTCCGACATTGACCATGTGTTGGAACTGGAAGAATTGCGAAAGTGTGTACATGATGCCACTTAAAGGAACACGTAAGAAGACAACTAAGACAACAAAGAAACCAACCAAGAATCAAATCAAGGTTGTAAAACCAAAAGCACCAACCAAACGTAAACGCAAGCCACCAAAACCCAAGACACCACTCGATGCCATTCACAAGAAATGTCGTGAGTGTTGTTGTGGTACTCTTGCGGAAGTACAGGCGTGTGAAATTGATGATTGTGCATTATGGCATTATCGCATGACGGAAGATTAATTTCTTCCGTCTTTTTTTTATTTTGTTATTGACATAAATGTAATCATGTGATATTCTTATATCAGAACAACAAATGATTAAGCATTGGAGGTTCACATGAAAAGAAAATGCTATGTGGTGCCACATGGGTTTCATTATATGGATGTTTTAAAACCATATTTTGAACAGGGTTGGTCTTTAACAAAAGTTATGCGTATCGGTAAAGATACCTCTGTTGTTATCACTCGTCTATAGAAAGTAGGTACATATGTTAAAATCAAAGTATTTAACACAACAAGGTTTAGAATATTTTCTAAAGGGTCTATATAACCAAGGATTTCGGTTTATATTTTATGACCCAACTATAAAGATATATATCGCATCCGAACAAGAGCCATACTTTAAAGATAATAAATATATGCATTGTTATGGAAATAAAAAATCTGCTATTGTAAGTTCTTTGGAAGTTACCATTGTGAAAGAACTGTTAGAGATGTATTTGTATATTGAGATTGACAAATTCATTGATGTTGTTGACTGGAAAAATGTTCCTGTGGATACGAAAATAATCGTGTCACATTCAACAGGCAGTCCAGACTATTGTCGCTATTTTGCAGAATACAGTGATGGAAAAGTATATGCTTGGGATTATGGTGCAACCTCATGGAGTAGTTCGGCTCAATCAAAAAGTTGGTGGGAACACGCAAAACTTGCGGAATAAATACTTGACACAATTGCAATACTTTGGTATTATACCCATAGGAGATACAAAATGGCATACAAAGGTTTTGGCGGTGGTCGAACACTACCAGATAAGCGAGAGTACTTTTTAGAGTATGGCGATGGGTTTGACCACATCTTAGACCGATGTCAAACAACATTGGGTTGTCGCAAGTGTCACACTAAGCCTGTTGCCATAATCGAACATCGTAGAACTAAAGATTCACAATGGATTTATCTTGCGTGTCCAAAGCATCCCAAGAATAGAACCTATGTGAACTTGGATTACGATATTATGTTTAAATCTTGGGATTTGTTACAAAGGAGGAAATTATGAAACGAAAAGCACAAACTAAGAGGTATATCGAGGACGACATTTTACGGATGATACGCTTGGGTTCAATCGTATTGTTATTAGGGTCATTTATTCGATTATTTTGGTTTAATGATTCCGATTGGTTCGCAGCAATGGTTATGTCAATCATGTCAATTACATTGTTACCAACTAAGTTAGACCATCCACAGGAGGACGAAGATGAGATTTAGTACTGCATTTGAACATATGTTAAACGGTAAAGCCATTCGTAGATACCACTGGAAACCAGAGTCTTGTTTAAGACTCAAACGAGGGAAAATATATGTGTGTACATCAACAGAACACAAGTTACTGGGGTCGCTTAATGCATCTGCTATTATGGCAAGTGATTGGCAAGTCGTTGGCGAAGAAATGTGCTATAAGAAAGATGAAAGCATTATGCGATTCTTTGAAAGTTTAAATGGTATGATATAAACGAAAGTGAGAAAACAAATGAACAACACAACAAAAACAACAATTTTATCCGCAGTATTCGCAATGGCAACAATGGGTGCGTTCGCAAATCCAGTTGCGTTTGGTTCTTTAGAACCATCTGCCGTAAACCCAACTGTGAGTGGTTACAATAGCGTTGCCGTTGGTGCAAACACAAGTGTAAACGGTACGAATACAATCGTTGTTGGTCGTGACAATACGATTAATGGTGACGATAATATTATCTTGGGTGGTGGCAACGGTACAGTTAACACAAACCAAACAACGGTGCTTGGGTATAACAATTATATTGGCAGCCACGTAGAACAAACCATCATTGGTGCAAACAATACAGCAGACATCCGTGCAAACGAACATACACTTCTTGACCATGACCAACGTATTACTACATTGGAACACTCTAGTCAACAATTGTTGGGTGACATTGACAATAAACTAAAGGGGTTGGAACGTGGCACAAACACAGCCATTGCATCTGTATCCGCTTTGGGTGCATTACATTGGAATGGTTTTGATGCACATAACAAACTTGCTTTGAGTGCTGGCTTTGGTCATTACAAAAATGCAAACGCTGGGGCAATCGGTGCGTTCTATGCTCCGAATGAAAACGTAATGTTCTACGTTGGTCAATCTTTTGGTCACTCTCCAGTAACAAACGCATCTGTTAATTTCAAGGTTGGTAAAACAACGAATGTTAAACGTGATGAACTAAAAGACTTAAAAGAACGTGTTGAAATGTTGGAAAACTTATTGTCTAAATAGATTATATATGGGCGGTGTAAAACCGCCCTATGTGGAGAGTCAAATGAATTTTAAGGGTAATTACGAGTTACTGAATGGTGACTGTATGGATATGTTACCAGATATTCGACACATATTATTCGAGGAGCGACAAAAATACATTATTGTCACAGACCCTCCATTCAATGTTGGATACAAATATAACACATACAAAGATAGAATGTCCGAAGAATCTTATAGAGAAATGTTATATGATATTTTTTCTGGTGTAAATCCATCTGTTGTTATACATTATCCAGAACAGTTGTATCAACTTGCGGTTGACATCGGAAGACCACCAGCACGTGTTGTATCTTGGGTATATAATACGAATAACCGCAGACAACATCGTGATATTGCGTTCTTTGGTATTACACCAGATTTTAAACGTGTATTACAACCGTATAAAAACCCAAACGACAAACGAATTAAACGATTGATTGCCAATGGGTCTATGGGTACACCGATTTATGATTGGTGGAATGTCAATATCGTTAAGAATGTATCGAAAGAAAAGACGGCACACCCATGTCAAATGCCACTGGAAGTGATGAAAAACATCATTGGCATATTACCGGATGATTATGTTATCATTGACCCATTCATGGGTTCTGGTACAACTGGCGTTGCGTGTCGTCAATTAAACCGAAAGTTTATTGGTATAGAATTAGATAAAGAATATTATGAGATTGCGTACAAACGCATATCGGAGGTATATAATGAAGATTGAATTGTATGGTAAAACATACGAGTTAAAGAAAACTGCAAAACCAGATGAGGTTATTGACTTATTGATTGATGTCTTATGCGAGCATACAGACGACCCAATCCAAGTCTTATCACAAGTGAAAGACCAATATCTACATGGACTCGTTCCAAGGTATATAAACTTAAGAACTGCATTGAACAACGCTGGTGTAATGCAAAAGGAATTAAGTGATATTCTATATATGACACCACAAGATGTTAACCGTAGATTCTCTGGTGTTACAAAATGGAAGCCACTGGAGAAACGTGCGATTATGCAATTTTTGGAAGACCGTGGTTTTGAATATACGGAAGAACAATTGTTTACAGAATAGTGTATATGTGATATAATGTATGTATTGGAGGTTTAATTATGTCAGAATTTCAACAAGGTATGATTTTAAGAAATGTTTGTAACGATACACATTGTATTTATATCCAAGATATTCCAGATGTTGGATATGGAAAGAATTGTATAGTTTATAATCTAAAGTTAAATAGATATATCGTTACTGATGATAGACTATATGAAAGAATCGAAGACGATTGTCCGATTGTCAACGTGTTACATACCCAAGCACTTATGATTGAGTCTTATAAAGCATACATCCGTAATGCATCCGAGGGTTCTTTACTTATTGCAGAACAAGTGTTAAAACACTTTAAGCAATTACAGGGTTCTAATTTATTACTGACAGACAATAGCGTGTTTTCTGTGAAAGACGTAAGTCTTCTCACCAGCACATTGACAACAGATTGGACAAGTCGTATTCAATTTTATGGTGTTAGACGTTCTCCAGATGGTCACAAAAAAGTTCAAATCGCTACTTTAAGAGATTTAAAACCCAACAATATTCTATTGGATGTCTTGTGCAAATCCACACAGGAGATGGACAAATGAAGTACGGTGGCTACGTAATAGATAACAATGATGTAATGCATAAGGTTATGGCACGAGATTCATACGATGATGCTTGCCGTCAATTACAAAAATTGTGCATGGAACTTGGGTGTTACAAAACAGGATATGCCGTTGGTCAACACGAAGACCCAGATGGTAAGATTTTCTATTTTGAATACCTAGATGTGTATTGGATGGATGAATATGGAGAGTGGGTCGGTTAATGTTTAATGTATATTGGGCAAAACCACAGAAACAAATCAAGGAATACCACGGTTCGTATGACACGTTTGAACAAGCGATGCAATCTATTAAAGATTGGTGGAGAGAAAACGATTATCGACCACGGTATTATCGTGTGATTGAACACGGTCAATCTTTTACGATTGATTATGGATTATACAATTGTTTTTATGAAATTGAGTTTGAACCAAAGGAGAAAGAATAATGTATGCAACACAAGAAGACGTGTTAGAAGTGGCACGGTCGTTAGCAACACAAGCAACGCTATTAAGAAAACAATCATCCCTCATCGACAGGTCAACAGAATTAAATAAGTTACAACACATTCGTATTTCTGCCTTGGAAGAACAATCGGATTTCTTGTTTAAACGCATCTGTAGAATCCATAAACAAATCTTTTGGTATCTGATTGCGATTATCATTGTAAATCTCGGTGGCTTAATTGCGTTCCATATGGTGACACCATGACCAACGAAGAACAATCTATGGTCGGTCTATTGTTGCATGACTTTGAAACACGTTTCAATAATCACATTGAATGTTTACCAAAGTATTACGATAGAACAAAGTCCATTGATAATCGTTTACGACAGGTCGAAGATGTTGTATCTAAACGCAAGTATAACAACTTATTGATTGTTATAAATGTGTTCTTTTGGATTGTCATTTTTGATACGATTGCGATTTTATATTTGTTGTTCTCCTAGGAGGTTTTAATGCAAGTAACATTACAGAATTATACACCGCTTGATACGGCTGCACACGCAATGGGTCAATGCTATGGTAAGACTTTAAGTGTTGATGCCTTAGTGCGAGCCGTTCATAGCGGTCATTTATCACTATTGGAACACACGTTGGTGACATTCGATATTGAAATGTCGCAAAAATGCCTTGCACAAATTACACGACACAGACATTTGTCTTTCACCGTGAAATCTACACGTGGCACAGACTTTGCGGATTCCACATGGTTTGATTCAACCGAGCATCCAGAGATTACCAAAGACATGGGTCAACTCATGAATAAATTAATCGAGAATCAAATTCTGGAATACAGACGGTTGGTTCAATCTGGAGTGCCATATCAAGTTGCAGCCTATGTGTTACCATTGGCGACAAACGTGACAATGACCGTAAGTGGTTCATTGCGAACATGGATGGAGTATTTACCGAAGCGATTATGCAAACGTGCATCTACGGAACACCAACAGGTGGCACGAGAGATTTACCATAAGCTAAATATGATTTATCCATCGTTGGTCAATCTCACTACGTTGGGAATGTGTAACGGTTGTACAGAAACTTCATGTGATTTTACAACACATAAGAAACAACCGAAAACACCTGTTGTTATTGAATTACGGAAAGAAGACAAATAATGAATATTTTGAAAAACATTCTATTGGTTATCATTGGTATTCTTGGTAGTATCGGCGTTGTAGTCGTGGCACTTGCAACAAAATTCGCATGGCTTGCCACAGGTATTGCCTTTGTGTTGTATCTATTGCAATTTTATGTGACTGATTTCGCAACAGTTGCGATGATATTCTGGATTGCTGTCAAGTTGTCAATCGTACTTGGGGTTGTTCTTATTGTTCTTGCCCTAGGCAAAGTACTTGTTGATACGGAGGAACGTAATGGAAAAGGTCTATAATGTCACCTATAGTGGCACATTCTATGGTGAAGCACGGATTACCGCCCATAGTGAAGAAGAAGCATATGATATTGCATCTGACTTAACGGATTGTTTCGACATTCATACAACCATCTGTCAATACGATGTGGATGGTCAGGTCGAAGAAGTGACAATTTCTGACATCGAAGAAGAAGAACCAGATTACGAGGAAGACGAGGAGGATTTATAATGCTTCGTGAAGTACTTCGTAATTTTCAGTTTACCGAGGGCGATTTAATTTATATTGAGGGTCGTCCAGCCCTAGTCATAAATGCATACACAACATGGATTAAGGTTCTAATGCTTCGGAATGGCAAAATTGAAACCAGAAACATTGAAAGAGAGCGTATCGGTAACGCATGGAATAATGTGCATATTGACTATTATGAAACTATCAATTTAACACCAGATATGGAAAAGTTAATAGAGTTCTTAACTGGTGCTTCACACCTAGGGAGATAACATGAATACGCATGATTTCAAACGTGGTGACCTTGTGTATGCCAATGGTTTGCCAGCCGTGGTATATTATGTGTCGCCACTACAGATACGCATACTAATGCTGAAGCGTGGTGACTTAAAAACATATCGGATTAATCGTGACGAAACATACGGAAACATACGAAATGTCCGCATTGAGTTTATTAAAGCATCAAAAGAAAACTTGGTAATTGATTCTATTATGGATTCGTTACGTAAGATTGGAGAAAAGTATGAACACTATTAAGCCAAAGTTTAAACATGGTGATATTATCTCATGTAAATCTGGGAATACATGGATTGTCGCCCAAGCAAGCAATGATACAGGGTGCTATTATGGGTTTAACGTAGACTCAACGTATACAATGCCATATGAAAGACAAGACAATTTCAAGAAGATTGGTGAGTTCCCATTAAAAACCATCAATGATGCCATTGACGATGCCAAACGACAATCACTTGATTTACAAACACAAGTCAATATAGCAGTCAATCTAATGGGGCAACTGTTGGGTACAAACGATGCGTTATTATTGGTGTTGACCGATATGCGTGTTGACAAAGATAAAAACATTGTGTTGGTCAAATGTTCTGATGGCATCGGAAGACCAGACAGATGGATACCGATTGTTGACCTGTGTGAAGAATATGGAGTAAATACAGATGGACTTCGATAGACATAATCTATTGGTTCTCTGGGGTTTGCCAGCCAGTGGCAAGTCAACCTATGTGAGAGAACACAAGTTGGAAGACTATTGTGTATCTTATGACCACATTCGTGATATTATCGGTGGTAAACATTATGCGTTCCGATATGGTAAGCTGCAAATTGACCCAGATGTGGAACGTGCTGCACACCAGATGTCGTTATATGCAATCTCATGCCGTATGCGGACTGGGGATTTTATCGTGTATGATAACACAAATACATTACCGCAAGACGTTCTCAACCAAGAAATGCAATTCTTAAAAGACTTGTGTGATATACATGATTACACATTATGGTACAAGCGGTTTGATACCGATGTTGAAACGTGTTTAAAACGTTCTAAAGAACGCTCACGGTACGAACCAACGGAAGAAGTCATGCGACAACAAGAGTTATACTTTAGAAGCGCACGGATGCCATCGTTTGTACGTAATTTTGATTATAGTGGATATGATGGTTTAGCATTGGAGGATTAATTATGGATTTTCAAATTGGCGATGTTGTCATGTATTGTGGCTATGGTTGTATTGTTGTTGACTTTGATGAGGACAATAATTTGTTGGTACTAACAGATGGCTCTTTAACAGAAACCGAAGTTGATACCGAAGATGTTATTAAGATTGGTCATGACTATACGTTTGCACAAAGTATCGTAGATAAAATCAAGCATATTCAGTTGATACATGAACAAGACCTGTTGGAGAACAAGTTACATCTGATTGACTGCATCCAAGCCGAAGACTTTACCCATAATGGTAACACATATACTGTCACTGGTAAAAAAAAGAAAGACAACAAGTATCTATATTGTCAGATACATGGTGAGAACGGCTATGAGTGGATACTTGTGGAAGATTTACTTGATAAATTCTTTAAGTAAACAACTTTTGTAAATTTCAAAATAAATAATTGACATAAAACAACCGTATGGTATAATGTAATCAACGAATGGGAAACAACCCATGTTGAAACATTATATTGTACGGTTTTTGTGTATCAAAATTAATCTTTAAAAATTCTCAAATTAATACTTGACACATATATCAAATATGATATAATGATTACAGAAACAGAAATTAGTATTATTAATGGGGTTCATCCCCTTTAGGAGGAAATTATGTTATTCAAATTCTCAAACAACACAACAACAACTTTTGTAAGAACTTTCGTATTCAATGCCAAAACGGCAGACATTATCGTTCTCGACAATGAATTGTCAAACATGAAAATTCATGTGCCAGTCAGTAGAATTGATGCAGACTTGTTAAACAAGATGTTCAACACTATGACACATAAGTTATTAAACGATGCATTGGACAATCGTATTCCATACGTATATGTCAACTTGCGATTGTTCGTTGAAAACTATGAAAAGTCACTTGCTGCTGGTTATGATTCTATTGGATATGACCGTACAACAGGTTGTAAGAAAAGCGTCACCCTATAGGAGGTTATAACATGGCAAGTCTACCAGAGTTTTTGCAACACTTGAAATGTTTCGATGGTTGGGAAGTCCAAAGTGACCCCAAAGAAGCCGTCAAACGGTACTATGAGAAACATCCAAACGAACTATTGAAGAAACAACGCAAAACAAAACCAAAGCCAAAACGAATGTATGGCAAGAGTTATGGAGCATTGGATTTACCACCAAGACCCTGTGAGGAGTGTGGTCAAATGTTTAAACCATCACAAATTCGTTCTCGGTTTTGTTCACACAAATGTAGCGGTCGTTACCACAGTCGCAAACAGTATGCAAAACTAAAGGAACAAGATTTAGATTTAATGGAGGGAATATAAATGGTTTACATTACAGTTAGAGAATTAAAGGATACGCATAGAACATATGTGTACGAAGATGATACATATGTTATGATTGATGGTCAATTTATTATGGCAAAGGATGTCAAACCCAATACATGGTGGGATGACGAGTATATTACGGAAACGGAGGTACGACATTGAATATTATAACACAAATCAAACATGATTGTTATTCTCGTGCCAAATGGATACGTGAACAAACCTTACTGGGGATTAAATTGGATGAACTAGAGTTACAATCTGCACGGAATCTGGCGTATAATGCCTTTAAATGGGATTTTGATTCCGCAGCAAGTGAACTACAGAAAGCCATTAAAGAAAACCAAGCATTGTAGTCGTTAGAATACAAAGGAGATAAAACATTGTCAAATCGAAGCTATACACCAAGAAATCTATTATTGGATGCCACTTGTGGTTATCCCCTTGCACACTATGTTGAAACTCTCGCCAGCAACATTGATATGAACAAAGATGATACCAATGTGGAACTCAATACGTTGCGTTTGTCCATCTACAAGGGTATTCTAAGCGTGTTGCAACAAGATGCCTTAAGCGTTGAAAAATTACAGGAGCAAATCGCTGGATGGAAAACCATTAAGAAAATCGAAGACATCTCCAAGTTGATTAATGATGTAGATACATCGACACTCACCAAAGACGACCTAAGGAATGTCAAACGTGCCATCAAAGAGTTAGACGAGGTTGTAACGGCTATTGTCGATGGTATGAACAAAGTAATCAACAAATGTGCCACTTTGGCAAACAAGCACGAAAAGGTCATTGAAAATCACATGGATAAAACGGAGGAATAGAATATTGTCATATAGAACTTTTAGCCAAGTAATGTATCGTGTGGAAAACGTGTATCGTTTGTTGCCACCAGATTTCTTCGAGGGCAACTATGAAACGTATGTTGTCAATACGAACGATGGTCATATGCTGGCTTTCAATCGCAAAACCAAGCATTATGATGTTGTTAAACAAACAACTGAATTATTCTTTTATCGGAACAATGGTTTGTTGACACATTATTCCCATAGTCATGGAATTTTCGATGATAAACCAACAATGCATTGGGTCAAACGTGACGACCAATTTACGGACGAAGAATACGATTTCATTTGTCAAATCGAAGATGCGTTACTAATCGAAGCAACACAGGAGGGGTGGTTGTAATAACCACCCATGATACACACATGGATACACAACAATTGATGAAAACCATCGAAGAACAGAACCAAGTGATTATTGCCAAGGATGCCACAATTGACATTTTACAAAAAGACCTAAGGGATGCCAAAGGTGAATTACATGATATGTGTTTCGACAGGTCATGGCAAAAGATGCATAACGAATGGGTGACAGAAGCCATGCGACAAAAGTCAGTCAAGGTTGTCGGTGGATTTGAATACAACACTCGGTATGTACCGTTGCATCTATGTATCACGTTAAACATTGCGATTATTGCCTTTGGATTGTTTATGTTGTCTACGATGGGTGCGTTCAAATGAGTCATCATAGTAAACCAATGGACGACTTTTGGGAACAAATGTTTGACGAATTGGAAAACACAACGAGTAAACAATGGATGCAGTTTGTTGAAGATTACGAAAGGGAGAACCGACCAATGTTAGAAGCCATAGAATTATGCAATACGATATTAGAACTGATTGAATCTTTGGGAGAGCCATCGTTTTTACGTTTTGATGATATTTCAATTGTAAACGAATTTGGTGAATACGATTGTTATGGTGACAAATGTTCTGATATGTACATTAGAGTCTACAGAGAAGAAAAGTTGGTTTTATTTATTGACAAAACAACGTATGATGGTGTAGTCTATGATTACGACAGAACAGTCGATAAAATACCATTCCTACAACACATTATTGAGTTGTTAAAACTAAAGTTGGAGCGTAACAAACATGAGTGATATCCATAGACCATCTGGAGAACAGTCTATCGTTGCCGTATTCCACAACCAACCGAAACATAGGTACAAGATTACTGCTAAATACGATAATTTTCCCCAAAGTATTATCTATTACAGTAACAAAACCGCAGATGAATTAATGCGTTGGTTCTTATCAGATATACGACATGGCAATCCTTGTCTTGTTCAAGATATAAACAGTAAATACCCTGTGGTTTTAAACCTAGGAAAAGCCAATGTTATTACAATAGACATATTGGAGGAATAATCATGTATATCACCGACAAGAAAACCTACTGTTGGACAACCGATGATTCTTGTGGACAACCGCAAGCAACTATTCAGGATGCCATTCAAGACTTCTATGAATACGATTGTCAAAATCTTGATTGTCCAGCGGTTCTCATTGGACATCCATCGTATTATATCCCAGAGATGTTTAACGCAGAGCAATTGATGTGGGATATGAATGACAAAATCGAAGAAGATTATGACATCACATTAAACGATGAATTGACCGTTGACCAAGACCAAGAATTGGAAGAACGGTTGCAACAAACATTATACCAATTCTTGAAAGAACACAAGTTGGACAAGCGTATATGGACTGTGTTTGAATCAACGGAATACAAACCAAAAGACTTTGGTATTGATTTATCTGATTTTTAACCAACGGAGGAAACATGGAAGTTTATATTTTTCAAAAGAATAAACGATGTCCATATCTACACTATGCCTTTCTGACAACAGAAATAGAGCGGTATGCCAATGAGAACTTAGACTGGCAAACTAAGTCAGAACACCAAGTAGATATTCCGTTTTTATACAAATGGTTAGCCGATGTACACCAACGCAAAGAATCTTATCTAAAAGATTGTAATGAAACACAAGGTTTAATTTATCGAATATCAGCAGAAACGTTGCAAGATATTATTGATATTGTAGAACCTATGAGTGGAGAAAGTTGGTTTGAGGTTTATTTAACACGATTTTAACCCTAGGAGGAAAACACATGACACCATTAGACATTATCGAAGAATATTTTACTAAGAGTGACTATGTTGCATTTCTGCGAGGTAGCATCATAATGTATCTATTGGAAGACAAACCATTGGATACTGTAAAATTTAAGCTGCATACAGACAAGTTGGTGGATGCCTTAGATAAAGAACAAGTCGAAAAGATAGATGTTTATCGCCCAACGGTTACACCACAGATTAAATCTTTTGATTATACTGAGGTGGAACCAACGGTTGACCTTGATGAACCACAAGTGCAACCAACCACAATAGACGAGCCACGTGCGTATGAATTTAAAATTGGCGACCGTGTTGTTGTTTCTAAAGGTACCGATGATGAACGAACAGGCACAATCATTAGATTGCCTAGGGATAATAGTCGATACCAAGAATATATTGTTGAGTTAGATGATAAAACACTTGGTTGGGAAGCCACGATTGCAAAAGAGGGTGTGTCTTGTAAAAACGCATGGTATGCCTGTAAAGGAACCATGACTCTTTTAGAACCATCTATAAAGGGTTCTTTGGAAGTCGGTAAATGGTATCATACCACAGATTTCACGGTAGAAGAATTATCCGCATTGTTACCAAAGGGAACAATCGTTGAAACCGAACAAGAAGTATTGTACGCTGGTATCGAAACAGAGCCACCAACAAAAACGGTAACAAAGGTTGTCGAGGAAGTCACAATATCTATGTTCGGTGATAAAGCACTTATTGTAGTTACCGAAAGCAGCTTCTTAAAAGAATGGTTTAAAATCCTACAGGAGAACAAATAATGGTACTGACAGAAACACAACAAGAAGAATTAAATCGTTTATTAATGGAAGATGGCGACCTATTGGAAGAATTGGTATGGGATGCACCAGATTATCTACAGAAGATTGATGAAAAACTTGTGGATGTAGACGAGTGGTATCACACCAAAGATTACATATTCCAGTGTGTTGACAATAGATACTTTTGTTTGACAATCACCAAGCACAGTTCCATGGGTGATGTCGAAAGTGCATATTTCTATGAAGTATTCCCAAAAGAAATTTTAACAACTGTTTATGTGTCAGCGGAGGACTTATAATGGATATTACAAACCAATGTGCAGCCGTTAAAGAACCAGAAAATAAGAACTCAAAAATGCCATTGCGGTATCAACTAGAGATGGAACTGTTAGGCAGTCAAAACGCACGTTTGATAGACCAACGGAATAAATTATTGGATATGGTCGAACGGTTACAATCCGTAGAAGAACCAAAACCAATGAATAAAATCGAAATGATACAAACACCAGCTGGTTATGTCAAAGTCGGTGATGTGATTGGGTACGACCGCAGCAACAAACGTATTCGCTTTGGTACTGTTAGTAAGCTAAATAAAGATGGAGTGATTTGGCTTACACATTCGTATTGCGTTGTGTTTGGTGACGATGGTAAACAGGAGATTTACCAATCAATGGATGGTTCTATTGAACACTATCGTGTTTGCAAAGTATTGTAATCCAATTACACAAAACCCAATTCCAAAAAATTAAAAACCAAAAAATAAAAAACAAGATTTCAAAAAATAAAACGCAGAATTTTCAAAATTCGTGTTGACGTTTATAATCTTGTGTGCTATAATGTGTTTGTCGGTGGTTAGTCAATCTAATAATCACCAAAACAATACAGCTAACAAAACTACAGAACAAAAATCACCTTCATCAACTCGTTGTGTAGTCAATAACCACCGACAACCATTTTATATAAACCACGGTATATAATGTAGCACCACCGTCTATGGTGCAACCGTCCACGATACCGTGGTCTTTTTTATGTCCACACATATGAATGGTTGTTCATGTGTTCATCAATGTGTGGCATCCGTGGTTTGTCTATGGTGCGTACTATTGGGATATACATACGCACATACCGAACATATCTATTGTTATTATCTATTGTAGTCCACAGAATTTATACGTTGACCGCATCATACGCTGCATCCATATGTGATACCACGAATAACATCGTGTGTGGTAACGGTGGACACCATGTGTGCGACATACAATACCACATACGTATACCACATGATATTCCGTGGTTATAATACCTATATAATTCATTCTATGGCGTTCTGTGGTGCGTTTACACCGAGCCACATATGTTTATATACCCCATCTATTAAACACGCCATATAACGCAAATAAATCAATTTTTGTATATCTCCACGGATTTTTTACATCTATATATATCTATAATACATAATAAACAATAGTAATAACCGTGGATTTTATATGTGTATATACATATATATATACATATGTCCACCATTTTTATATGTATATATGTGTATTTATATTTTCGATTTATATATTTTGTTTTTTCACATAATATTATTGTTGACCGCCCAAGTCGTTCTCAATGCGTTCTCAATCGGTTGCCACACGCTGCACATACGACCATTTCATGAATTACATTTTGTAATGCTTACCATGCGTTTTAATCAATCGAATAAATTCAATCAGTTTGAAAACTTTAGATAACTAAAGGGTGAAAACTTTCGATATAATCACACATGATTAAATTGTATGCAATAATATGAATGTTTGAACATATGAATATATTGTCATGTATTCATCTATAGGGGTATAACTTTAGGCTATGGCTAGCAATAGATTTTTTCTATTATGCAATCAGTCGTATTCGTGATATAATGAGTGTAACGAAAGATAATAAATGTCTTTCATAGGTCTTTAATAATTGAATAAGAAAGGATAATAAAAAATGTTTAAAAATTACAATGCTAACCCAAAGGGGAAAAAGGTTGCGGACTGTGTTATACGTGCTATAAGTACGGCAATAGGTGAAAGTTGGCAAGATGTTTATAGAGATATGGTTGATCACTCTATAAAAGAATGTACCGTATTCAATGATAAGAAATTCATTAAGAAATATATTACAAACGTACTAGGGTTAGAGATGCAAAAACAACCACGATTTACAAACGGTAAAAAGTTAACTGTATCAGATTTTGCGACATGGTACGATAGCGGTACATACATAATCACTATTGCCAATCATTTAACAGTCATAAAAGATGGTATTATCTTGGATACTTGGAATTGTGAAAATAAATGTGTTGGTAACTATTGGAAAGTATAAGGGTTGTAACGGCGGTATACTAAAGGTATACCGCTTTTGTTTTGCCCCTGTATTCTCAATTAGTCCTATTAAATGAGAATATGCAACATAAATGAGAATTACTATCAATAAAAAACTGCTTAAAATCGTCTATACGCCCCTTTTTAGGTGTTCCGCTTATGATTGTACATAAGAGTGGCAAAACGCCATACAAGCGAAAATACACAATTATAACATATATGATAAAAACATAAATTTCACGCAAGCCGTAAACCATAGACAAAGCACATAGAAATGTACGCCTATAGTAGACATCACTATAAAACGCTACAGGATTGATAAACATTCTCAATACAATAAATCCAGCGTAGTGCCACAATTTAATTGTGTACAACCAATGTTACATACCATATATGAACATATGTACATATACTAATATACAACATATGAACAGTTATTCATATGTTCAATCATACGTTTTTCTAATATGTACACATGAGCATATATTCATATATGAAAACGATTGTATACAATTGATACACACCACAAATAAACATATGTGATTTAATTGTATAAAACATAATTGTGTAACCTATAGTATAGACCCTATTTTAAATTGCATACAATTGTTTATACATATGCATTAATTGCATAATGCTATATTGATTTTTATAGGTATAAAACAATAATGAAAACATTTGTCAATAACACATTTAAAACATTCGATATACAACAGTATCCACCACAAATAAACAAAAATACGCCTTATGTATGTACACAAAAGACACACGCCGTATTCTCATTTAGACAATAGCCGTAAAATTGATTTATTTGAGTTGTACGGCGTTTTTAGTCTTTTGCATATAATCATAAGCGAAAACATTTACACGCACCATAGAACGCAAATAAATAAACTACTAGTTGAGAACAATTATCAAATACGCTGGGTTTTCTCCTAGGTGTTGACAAATTCGCTAAAATGTGGTATTTATATATATCTATTAAATATATGAAAAACTAATAGAAAAAAAAATATTTTTGAAAATTTCTATTTTAGTACTTGCGTTATATCGTAAATATGTTATAATGTAGCCATAGGGAACAATAAAACATATTCCCTAAGGTCTTTGATAATTTCATACAGATATAACCGCCGTTAAGATATGGCGGACTTGCGAACAGATAGACATAGTTATTTATGAAAGGATGAGGATACATGAAAGTATATAACTTTGATAGTCTTTGTTTATGGTTGTATGATTATAATAGACTTATTGATTATGTAAAAGTTACCAATATCAAGAAAATTGGGTTTAATACTTTAGAGGGTAGTCGCTATATTGGTAATGTAAAGATCATCACTAAAGATGGTTACAAAAATAAACTATTAAGTTTTTATATTAACTCAAGTTATTTAGATGATAGCCTAACAGAAATTACATCTACAGTATTAAACGAATATTTGAACAACTGTTTATTATAAAGGGGTATAACATGAATTATCTTGAAATTTTTCAAACTGTAGGCGGTTTTATATTCGCCTTATGTTTTTGGTATATGTGCTATAGGCTAGAAAAAACTGTATCAAGTCTAAAGAATTAAACGAAAGGAACAAACAACATGAAAATTGAAAATATGACTAGTGCACAAGGGAATAAAGTCCCTAACCAATTTAAATTATACTATAATAATTTTGTGGCTTTTCAATCATATGAAACCTTAATAAGTGTATACGATTGTAAAAATGATACGATGTATACAGATAAAGACTTCTACAGTAACACCACATCAAAATATAGAAATTTATTTAATGGTGAATTTCAACCATTAGTAGTTATTGAAGTAGATAACGAAGAATTACACAAAATCATTGAAAGGGGTTAAATAATGGATATTTTGGAACAAATAAAGGAATACCACGAAGAAAACGCAACAAATATTATGAATATTTTTGAGTTACTAATGAAAGAAAATAAATTACAAGACTATACTGTAATCGAAGTTTTGGAACAAACGGCGGATAATAACCGATTAGGGAACGAAAAAATTCCACATTGGTTTTATGATGTCGTAGATTATAACGACTTTTGCGAATATATCGAAAGTCTAAATATTATCGAATTAGGGAACGATTTTATAAAAGTATCTGACAATGAATATTATTATATTCGTGATATTGTCGAATTAGCAGAGGGGTTATAATGAAAATAAAAGGGAATATACACAAAGTTATAAACATGAATAATTATATCCATAGTCTACAAAATGAACATAATATCATTACTTATGCAGAAAGTAGCTATTTATACAATTATATTGACTATGATAAAATGAATGTTATATTATGTGATGATTATGATATTTATTTATTTGTAATGAAAAATAAATATTGTTTGTTTTTTAGTGGTGCACGTTATGAATACGATACACTAAAAGAGTTAAATAAACAACTATATAGAATATTAAATATTTTGTATTATTTAGAGGTTGAAAGAGTACAACGTTAGGCGGTGAAAAATTGACTATAGTATTATTAGCTTTGATCGTTTGTTTTATCAAACGAAAACAAAGCGAACAAAATAAACTCTTAAAATAATTTTAGATGATACGAAAGGAACAAATTATTATGACACGTGCGGAACAATTACAAGACATCAAAGAAATTTTATTAGAGGAATTAGAGTATCGTGTATCTATTGGCGAATTGTCGGAAGATAACTCTTTATTCGATATGCTAGAGTGGAATAACTTTCAAGCACTCAAAGGATTATACCGCCGTTTGTTTGGTTATGGTTATGAATGTTAGGAGGTTAAAATTATGGAATTTAAAGAGTTATTATCTTATGCAAGAGAATATAGGGAAGAAATGAAAAATGATAAATATTATGACTTAAGAGACTTTTTAGAATTAATACAAGATTTTGACACGGAACAATGTAATACTTTTGAATACATTAGGGAAGACATGAATATTCAAGATAGTGCAGAAATTTGTTGTAATGGCAATTATCGTTATTATAATGATATTTACGACCTAGTGGCGGAAGAATTAGAATTGTTCACGGCTAAAAGTGATATTTTACCAAGTTGGTTAAATATCGACTATAGAGGAACATTTGACGATTTAAGCTATTATAATAATTATGTCGTATGTGGTTCTGATGTCATGTATTCTAAAATTTTAAATTATTGGTATTAAACCTTTGGCGGTGTACTTATGTATACCGCCTTTTGTATGCACTCATATTCTCATTTAGGTTTTCTTATTAAGAATTGCTGCATAAGTCAATACGCTGGTTAAATGAGATTAATTCTCAAATAAAAATCGTCTGTATTCGCTTGTGTGGTACGTCTAAAGTTTTTCGCTTATGATTATACCTAAAAGAATAAAAACGCCGTACAACGCAAATAAATCAATTCTATGGCTATTGTTATATCTTGCGTATTATTGGCGGTGTTTATACAATAGACATTCCCTATAGTATGTCTTTATGTGGTGTACATCGGTATTTCTTGCGTTTGTCATTGGTTTAAACGATAGATATTCTCATATAAAATATTTTATTAAATTCTATAATTAGTACTTGCATTTTTTCGTGTATTTGATATAATGATAATAGAAAAGCGGTTATATTAAACACCGTTTATAATGTTGAAAGGAATAAATAAAGATGAATACACAAAATAAAATAGTTGAATTATACAATAGAAATAATCCTTATTATTGGAACGTTGAAAAATTCGTAACGGAACAGGGTTATAAAAATGTTTGTGAATATTGTGCGGACGTTTTAGACCGATTAGGATCGGTTGAATGGTGTACAGAAAAAGCAACGGAAGATATGTATAATCAACAATATACAGACTTTGATTTTTTATATGAAGATACATTGGAATATCTAAACAGAAATTATAATATTGTATGTATACCCACTCAAGGGCGTTGGAATGGAACATATAAGGGAAATTTACAAGATTGTAATAACATTGATATGTGTATTCATGACGATGTACAAAAGGTTTCTATAGATGGTAAAGCGTTAATAATTGACGTTGCACATCATGACGGCAACAATCAATATATTTTATACTTTGTTGAAAGTCATAACCCTAATATTGAAGAATATTATAACGAATTACAAGACAATGATTATTATGATTATGAATGTGGTGTAACACTAGATAATGAACAGGATGCAGAAAATTATATAAATACATATGCTATTGATTTATACGATATGTGGAATAAAGGCAAATTACAATAGATATAAACGGCGGTTATCATACCGCCGTTATTTTATACCCAACATATGAACATATGAATATGCATTCATATAAATATATGTCTACGACATACGAATAATGCAGCAATTCTCAATTATAAATCCTAATTGATAACGCCAGCGTAAACCATAGATAAATGAGAATGTCTATCACTTAGAAATTCGTTTATTTGCGTTCTATGGTGCGTATGGCGGTTTTCACATGTATTTATACGTTGGAGGTCTAATGTTCCATATAGGCGAATATACTACGTTATATATACAATCGTTATATTTCAATCGGTTATACAATCGTTATATATCCATTGTTTGAAAACATATAAAGCCATTTTGTGTACATCAGATAGACACAAGAAATAAACACGACTATTTGACAATCGTTATCATCAATAGAATGTGTATTGTGTATGTACAGATGTATGTATTGATGTATGTTATTGTGTTGTATCTTGCGTATGTGCTTATGTTGGTGCTTTGGTATGTGTTGCGGTATGTGGTAAGTACTATAGAATTTTACAATATATATAAATATGCATGGGACAAATACCGCCCAACGTGGGACGCTTTAAGTCCCAACATAGAACACGCCCAAGCCAATTACAAAAACTCATAACAAACATGATTTAAACGCATGATACCACTATATCGAAAACAATAGATATGTTGCCATGGCTACACAATGGGATAATACAATATATAAACATATGAAAATACATTCATACGTATAGCCACGATACAAACAATTATAAATGATAATGATTGAGAATGAATGTACTACTATAGGTATTCTATTACATTGTGCAAGCGTTCGCCGTTGGTTGTACCTAGTGTTATGTACTTATGTTATACCCCTATACAGTCCAATCATAGGGTACATACTACATCGAAAAATTTAGAAATTCCAAAAGGGATAACCATTATCAACTGGGGGCGGTTATATCATAACAAACCCAAGCCATACAAAAGTTACATACCCAAGACATACCCATGCTGCATACCCCAATACAAACAATGGTCTATACCAATGTCATACACTTTTGTTCCATACATAACACCCATCACTATAGGTATCATCTATATGTTTTAAAACCATACATATCAATACATATGTATTATGCAATTGAATATACAATCGCTATCTACAATCGGTTACTACAATTGAGATACATATGTTACATACATAATCCGTTATATGTTTGAAAACAATTGAGTATCCAATCGACCATACAATCGTTTAAAACGATTGGTTAAAATTTATGTATAAAATTTTTATGGTAAACATATGTGTTAAACATATAAGGTAAAACGTATATTACATACACTAGAGTATTGTATTTGAAATTACAAATGTTTGATGCTATATGGACATACATATATTGTTCTGTTTTAACAATCGTTAGTTTCAATCAGTTTAATAGAAGTATGTGATAATATGTTTGTGTCATACATACTTAACCATTTTACAAAATGGTAATCATCTCTCTATGGAGATGATTGACTATGTTCTTGATAGTCGGTTACATAAGATGGAAAAATATCAAACATAAACCGTTTGCCGTCCTATGCGTTACACTATAGGGGCGTACTTATGTCTGCCTTGGCGGTGTATACAATCGCTGCACAACACTAGAAATCCCATAAGACAAGCCAAGTGGCATCCATCGTTATCGCAGCGTGGTAAACTTGTGTGAACATAAAAATAAGCCATCGTTGACACCGCTGGTGGCATCAAGAATGACCCTATAAATGGTATATGTAATTTCCAATAGTTACACTAATGTGTAAAAACTTACGCATATATACTAAAAAGAATTTTATGGCGTTCAACCTAGATGGTTACTGGGTTTATGACGTAACGGAGAATCATTATTACTTCCGATAATTGAAAAATACCACAACTTACCATAACTTTTTGACACTATATATGAGGGGTTCCCAAATTGGGTACTTAAGTTTGAAACCCAAAAACAACAACAAGAAAAACATAACAACCGTTTATAGTCCAAACTGTTTAACCGACTTTGAAAAATACTTAAGCCGTAGGCTTATTGCGAAGCAATGTGAAAACAAGTTTGAAACATACAGAACGGTAAACATAAGTTTTAAAACATATAAGATTTCTCTATCGAGAAATAATACTTCGTATTGATTATGTTTGTCGCTTATGCTTTAAGACTCAAACCGTATAACAAACCATATGCAACAAAGGGCATACATAAGTATTAAACATATATCATTCATATGTTGACACTTATGTATGCCCTTTGTTTTTCGTTTGTATTCTATTTTAATAATTCTTCTTCTGAACCACGTTTGGGATACGCATCTGTAATCTTACCACCGATGCTCCAAAGAATGATTGCCAAGACAAAGAACCCAAGGAATCCATATGGTTCTCCAGAAACGGCACTGGCGATACCCAAGCCAAAGGATGCACTACCAATCCACTTAAATAACATACCGACAAAATGTGCCGATGTAAAATATCCGATGATTAACGTCAAACCGACCATTGCAAAAATAAACATATGCTACCTCCTATAAGGACATGATGGCGTATACTTTAGAATTTAATTCTTCGGTTGTAATCCCAAGATAACGCATGGTGATTGCTTCTGATGAATGATTGAATACTTGCATAAGGTATGCGATTGGCACACCCTTACGGTACGCATGATACCCAAATGTCTTACGCATGGAATGTGTACCGATGTTTTCAAGACCGCACTTAATGGATGCAGCCTTGATTTTTCTCCATGCTTGGGTGGTCGTGATATGACCATCGCCAGAACGACTTGGGAATAACCAATGTTTGCAACGAGATGCGTATTCGCATAACATCTCATAGATTTCTTTAGACAATGCAAATCGTTTGAACTTGCCTGTTTTTTGTTCTCGTAATTCCATCATTGGTTTGACATCATCTACGGTTAAACCGACTAAATCGCTAATGCGTAGACCAGAGTTGATACCCAATGTGAATAACATTTTATCACGGTCGTTGGTCAATGCTTTACGCATTTCATTGACTTTGGCTAAATCTCTAATTGGTTCTGTTACTGTTGACATAATTTATCCTCCTAATGGGTTGTTCTAATATGACAACCACTATTGTTTCTACATATAGAATACACCATGTATGGAAATGTGTCAACACTTTATTTTGTAATTTTTGAAAATATTTTGGAGGTTCTTTATGGAAGAACTACAATTAAAACGAAAGAAGTCGTTCGAGAATCGAATTGATTTCTTTGGATTGCAAGACTCTGTGACCGAACAGAGAAACGCTGGTAAGTCTTATGTTGCCATCGCACGAGCGTTAAACAAGGACAACCAGCAACATCTACAAGGGATTGTCATTACGCCTAAGATGGTTGGTGACTGGTGTCGGTCAAACCTTGTGGAAGAAAAACCCTCTAGCAAGGAATACGAGGTTGTCAACACATACAATGAACAAAAGAATTTGTTGGAGATGGTTGAAACACAAATCGAAATGATTCAAGTGTTCATTGATGATTTACAATGTCAACAAGCCGAGGGAACAATGTCGCCAGACATCTTGTATAAACGCATGAAAGACCTAATGAGTGACCAAGAAAAGTACTTTGGTCGTAAACAAGCGATTTTAAAAGATATGCAAGCAACAATGGAGAAAATCTTTACGTTCCAAGCAATGAACTCTATTATTGTTGAAATCATGCGTATTATCACGGAAAAAGACCCTAAGTTGGCAGAACAAATCACTAAAGAAATAAAAACAAATCAAATATTATTGTCTAATTACGCAAAAATCCAACAAAATTAAGAATATTTATCTAAATATTATCGAAAAACCTTAACTTTTTACTGGATTTTTTCACTATAAGTGAGAACAATTACCACTTAGGAGGTGTGTCCGTGGCTGAAAACATTTTGGACTCGCTATTGGGTGTGTCCGTGGCGAACACAGAGCCATCAAGTGACACTCCATCTGATAAAGATATTGGTGCAACAGACTTGGAATATTTTGCCAAGACATATTTTCCGCATATCTTCTCAACGCCATTCTGTGAATTTCATCACTCAATGTTCCGTGATGCGGAGAACATGATATTGCACTTTGACAATCTACACAATAAGTTCGTTCGTGCAGCACCACGAGGTCACGGCAAAAGCCGTATTATATCCGTTGTGTTTCCGATATGGCTAATTGTGTATGGTTACCGCAAGAACATACTGATTATTTCAGATACCTTTGAACAAGCCAAAGAGTTTATCCAAACAATCAAGGATGAACTAGAAGATAATGAACGCTTGAAAGCAGACTTTGGTCTTCTTAAAGGTGATAAAACATGGGCGAGCGATAAGATTGTCACCAAGAATAAAATACAAGTGTTTGCAAAATCAAGTGGTCAATCCTTGCGTGGTTCTTCATATAACAACATTCGTCCAGAAGTTGTAATATTAGACGACTTAGAAAATGACGAAGCGGTGGAAACTGAAAATCAACGCAAGAAATTATACGATTGGTTTATGAAAGTATTAATGCCAATCGGCAACCCAAGAACCGTATTCTTGTATGTCGGTTCGGTTTTGCATTATGAGGCTTTGTTATACAAAGTACTGACCGACTCCAAGTTTAACAACTGGAATCGTGCCATATATAAAGCCGTATATTCTTTTTCTGAAAGTCCACGATGGACTGTATGGGAAGAATTGTTTAACGACTTGACAGACCCTAATGCTGCACAAAACGCATCTGATTACTTCAATGAACACAAAGAAGAAATGATGGATGGCGTGGAAGTAATGTGGGAGGGTCGAAACTTTGGTCTGTTTGAACATTTAGATTGCTCGTTTGACGAGAAGATGAAACTATCTAGGGATAACTGGTATCAAGAACTCATGATTCTAAAAATGCAAGATGATGAAGCATTTAACTCTGAGTACCAAAATAACCCTATGACCGAAGCTAGTCGAATATTTAAAGAATCGTGGATTAAATCCAATTATTATGACGAAACAAATTTACCGCATATGAAACAAATTTATGCTGCGGTCGATGTGTCAATGGGGAAATCACGAACATCTGATTATTCGGCAATCCTTATTGTTGGTCGTGGCGTTGATAACTACTTTTATGTACTAGAAGCAGATGTCGAACGTAGACCACCAGATGCAATCATTAATGATATTCTCTTGTATCTTGACAAATACAACGGAAGATTGGATGGATTCATTGTCGAAGAAAACGTATTCCAAGAGTTCTTTTCTAAAACATTACAACAAACCGCACTTGACATGGGTTTATATGTCAACTGGGTATCCGTTCGGTCTACCGCAAGTGACAACAAAGGCACACGCATCCGTTCGCTTGCTCCGAAGATTAAACAAGGGTATATCAAGTTTAATAAAAACCATCGTATCTTGGAAAGTCAACTTAAGAACTTCCCAAAAGACCACGATGATGCACCAGATTGCTTAGAACGATGTATTGCGAAGTTCTTAGAAAACTCTGCGACTATTGCAGTCGGTTCTATTGGCAGTCAGAACAAACGTAAAAACATTTTATCATTCATGAAAGGTTGGAAACGATGAATCTTAAACAACGAATCTTATCATGGATGAGTAAAACTATACTAAGGGATACGGTTGCCAATCTAAAGAATACTTGGTTGTCTTCTTTTAGATTTAACAATCGAGCAACCGAAACAAAACTTAGTGTAGAAGAACTACGGAATCTATCAAGAACACCGATTGTACGTTCTGCAATCAATCAAATCCGAGAGGGTATTCTTGCGTTGCCTTGGGAAGTTGTTTCCATTGATGGTAACGCAAACAAGAAACAAATCAAACAGGTCACACAGATTATTCAAAATCCGAATCCTGTTGATGATTACAACGACTTCATTGGTAAGCTATTTGAAGACTTGATTGTCTTAGACCTTGCGTTCTTTGAACAAAAGGTAGTCAAAGGATATAGACCTTTGTATTTATTCCCAATCGACACAGAAACAATCGAGGTAGCAACCAACTGGAGTGGTGACTTAAATCAACCACGATTTTTACAATCCGTAAATGGACATCAAGAATGGTACAAGGTTGATAAAATCGCCATGTTGCAACGCACGAAACTGACATATGATGAGTTTGGTTTATCACCATTAGAGCAAGCATATCGGCATATCAAATACCTAGCAGAAGTACAAGAGTATGCAAACGATATTTCCTCTAATGCGATGCCAAAGTACTTAGTCAACATGGGTGCATCCGCAAGTGAAGAAGAAATCGAAAAAATTCGGTTATACATTGCGAATGAAATCCAAGGTCAATCTGCGGTTGCAATCGTTGGTTCTGCACAATTGGATGCCAAACAGATTTCACCGATTGGTGATGAAGCTGCATCCTTGAATTGGCAGAAAATGTTGCTACAGATTATTGCGACTTGTTTCAATATCCCTCCAGAACGATTAGGTGTGGCGATTTCAAATGACCGTTCTACCTCATCTGAAAAAGATAATGAAATGTTGGAATACACAATTAAACCTTGGGCGAAGATTTTTGAACGAGCGTTTAATAAATACGTGATTGCACGTTTGGGTTATTCCGATAGTATTAAATTCCAATTCGTATTTACTCCAACCAAGGCACAACAGGCAGATGCCGTTGAACGTGTTCGTAAACTCGTTGATGGTAATATTATCACATTAAACGAAGCACGTCAAGAGTTAAATGGTGTTCTTGGTATCGAACTGAAAGATATTCCGTCTGGCGATTCATTGCTGGAAGAATATAAATCATCTTTGATTCAAAAGCGTGTACAAGACGATGAACAAGAAATTGACACGACCGATGAACCGAAGAAATCTACAGAGAAAGGAGAAGCCGATGGAAAAACAAAAAGTACAACTTAACGCCAGTGCAATTAAAGTTATACTAGATAATCAACATACGAATTCCATGCGTTTTACTGGTACGTGTATGTTCTTAAATGAACCATCTGATTATATTCCCGGTGGTGTTGATAAACCTGTGATGTTATCATCTGAAGTTGCCGAAGCGTGTGCATCTACGATGAACCTTATGGGTATCAATTGTGATTACGACCCTTGGTTATTTCCAGATGAAGTCATGATGGCACATGACCGTAGAAATAAAATTGGTGTAGTTGAAAAATGTTGGGTTGACGGTAATGAACTTAAGTTCACTGGTATTATCTACAAGAATGACTTTCCAGACGTTGCAGAGTTTATCAAAAAGACTGTAGACTCTCTAGGATTCTCTGTGGAAGCCATTTTCAATATCCACGAGTTTGAAGACCATATTGAAATGGCGGATGTTGAATTTACTGGTGTTGCTATGTTGTTTAAAAACGCAGCCGCATACCAAAATACGTATATTGCAGAAATTGCCGCAAAGGCGAAAGGAAAACAACTAATGAACGAACAAGAAATTAAAGCCTTGGTTGATGAAGCCGTTAAGGCATCCATTGAAGCACAAGCGAAAGCACAAGCACAAGCGGAAGAAGCTAAAGCACTAAAAGATGCAAAAGCCGAAGTTGAACGCTTGACTGCCGAATGTTCCGCTAAAGATGCATTGATTGCTGAAAAAGATACTAAGATTGCAGAACTTGAAAAATCTGTTGAAACAAAAGATGCAGAAATCGAAGCTGGTAAAGCAGAAGCCGAAAAACAAACTGTAATTTCCGATGTTAAAAACTTGGAAACTAAAGCTAAGTTGGAAGCTGGTAAAGCTGACAAAGAATTTGATAACTTTGCAGATGGCATCGAAGCTATGTGTAAATAATTACGCATAATATATTTTGTTGATTTGATTTTATATCATAGGAGAAATAACTGTGGCAGTAACAAAATCCAAATTTATTACAGCAGCTGCCGTTGCTGATTATAACCAATCTCATTACATCGAGTTGCCTAAATTCCAAAACTTGATGGTTGATTTACTAAATCGTAATGTAACAATCCGTAATCGTATCACACCTGTTATGGCGACTGGCTACCCATCTCGTTACTGGGAACAAACAAAAATCGCACACAATGCGAAATTCGTAAATCCACGCACAGGTGATGCTGGTAAATACGGCGTTGACACTTACGATGAAGATTACGGTCGTGTAGAAAAGGCAGTATATCTTAAAGCTATCACATCTGGTATTAAATACTCTTTGTTTGATACAGAAGTTGTAGCACAACAAGGTGATGCCTTGGCAAAAGCCTTATTGAATAAAGATATGGAAGACATGATTGTTGACTTGCTTCAAACTTCCAACAAAGGTATCTGGACTGGTGCAGCAACTGCGGCAGACGATTCTACATCTGTTGAATACTGTGGTTTGGCAACTCAAATTACCGATGCAGTAACTGTGGCTAACCCTTATAGCTTTGCAACTGGTACAGGCGAGTTTGTAACTGATACAATCCGTACTAAGATGGCATCCAACTTGGCATCCACAAAATACATCGGTATGCCTACTGCAATCTACGCTAACCCATTGACAATCGACTACTTAAGCCGTGCTGAATTAAAACGCCCGGGTTTTGCAGTTAACCAATCTGCGGATAAAATGGACTTGGGTAATGGTTTCGTGGTAAATACAATCCGTACACAAGCTGGTTATTTACCATTAATTCCAGACAACTATATTCCATTTGACCCAACTAACAAAAAACATACATTGTATGTAGTCAACGAAAACTTGATTGAACGCCATTACTTGACTAATGCAGAACCACGCATCTTCAAAATGGGTCTTACTAAAGGTCTATTGGACGAATACGTTGCAGTAATGTTCGATGCAATTGTTGCCAAAGGTGCAAGTGCTGGTGCTCACTTCAAAGTTGAATTTACCGAAGCGTAATACGCCTAATTCAAACGATTAATCACAGGGGTGTCTTTTGACACCCCAATGTTTTAACCGAATGGAGATTTTTACTATGTTAGTAACATTAAAAGACAGTAATGCAACACGTATTTATCTGTGCGGTCGCATTATCGAGTCTGATAACGGTCGCTTTGAAGTTTCCGAGGAAGAATATGCTTTAAATGAAGCAGTATTAGAGCCTGTGGATAAAAAAGCTGGCAAGGTTATCAAACCAAAAACAAAATCTACGGAAGACGTTGTAGACGAAGTAGACGAAGATTCTGCCCAATAGGAGATAAATCATGGTATACTTAGATGCAACAGAAATTGACGAATATTGTCAAATGATTCCAGTTGATGAAAGTCATGTTCAGTTTGCATCGACTATGATTGATGCCTACGTTGGAACAAACAATGGACAATCGAAATTTACATCCAACGAAATCACCGAAATTGTCAAACCGAATCGCAAAGGCGTGTTGATTCTAAAGAATGACCCTGTGATTAATATTCTGTCAATCCAAGCAATTCACACACGAGATATAAACGAAGACGGAGTTGAGATTGAACCGTACTTGTATGACTTTGATGGTAGCAAGTATGTATATTTATTGAATAACACATCCGCCATGACATATTCTCAAATATTCTCGCATAATGCAAGATTTTACAAAGTACGTTACAACTATGGGTTCGCTGAAATTCCACGAGAAGTAAAAACGGCTTGTGCAATGCTTGCGATGAATATATCACAGGTTTCTACATTCACCGCTTTAAATTCCATGACAACTTTGGATGCTCGATTTTCATTAACTGACCCAAACTTATTTACAAACGAAATCAAATCATTGTTATCACGATACAGATTCTAAACGGAGGTATATATGCGAGAAAAATATACACCAAAGTTTGACTGTACACGGATGTTCGCATCATGGCGTGAAACCATTAAATGCGATGGTAAAAAACCAGAGTTTGTGTTATTTACACGAATCGGTCGTGGTACAAAACGGTTTCTTGTAAACAATGTTCGTTGGGGAAACCTTATGTCAGATTCCTCATTGGAAGCTGGTGATATATGCGAACGTAGAAACGGTGATACGTTATTCTTGGTCGCAAAAACAAACTCATTCAATGGTGACAAGGGTGAGTTCTACACAACAAATACAATCGTAAATATCTATGACATCGAAACCACAACAGACGAGTATGGCAATACCAGTGGTACATCAACAACGCTTAAGGTGAAAGACTTAAAGTGTGTCTATGAAGATGTGTCCGCTAAGATGCACTTGTTCGATTATGGTTTGCTACCAACTACTACAAAGCGATTTATTCTACCAAGGGATACGGATGTTGCACTATTGGATAGAATCGAAATCAATGGACAGTTTTTACAAATAGATGTAATTAACAGGTTCGATTTTGCACCATTCCTGTATGTGCAATGTTCACCAGACGAGCGTGGCTAACATGAAGACAATGCAAGATGTAATCGCTAAGGTATTAGAAGACCATTTAGATGTACTGACTGACCGTATCAAACAAATATGGGCAGTTGCAGACGAGGGCATCTATACTGACCACCATATAGTCCTTAGAAGATTCACACCAAGCGTCAACATGGTTAGACTTGGCTTAGACATCACAGGTCTTGGGGCGTTCATCCTAGAGTATGGCTCTGGTTCGTTCATGGTAACGAATACAAGTGCGGAACTTGGGGAGTTTGGCAACCCAGACTTACCAGAATACATGGCATCATCTTGGTATAACGATAATCGTTCATCGAACGGCAATGCAATCATGGGTCGCAATCAGGGAGAAACTGTACATTCACCAACGATGGGTGTACCAGATTATAAATCCAAAGGTCACTTCAAGGGTATCAACTTAGAAGAACCTATGAAGAAATCCAAGCTAAAGCCTTTAGAACCAAAAGAACCGATGTTTGTTGTCGAAACAGAAATCGTTCATTGGTTGAAAGAATTGGATGAGGCTATTGACGATGCAGTATCTGATTATATCGAAACCCAACTAGATAATGCTTTTAAAGGAGTAATCGCATGAAGTATACGGTACAACTATTGGACGAACTGTGGAATATCTTGCGACAAGACGAAGAAATGGCTTCGTTATTACGCATAAAAGATACACAATCAATCCAAGAGTGGAACTCTAAGATTAGGCGTGGTCTTGCTGGTGCGGAACTCGTTGACGAAAAACAAGATATTTACATAATCATGTCATTCATTCCATCTGTTGGTAATACCAAGAATTGGATGGTCAACAAGAATCTGTTAGAATTTAGAATCATCGGTCGTTCTAACAACAGAAAACTTGTGAATGATTTATACATACATTTGAATAAACTTTTAAAGGAACATTATCAAGAAATGTCCATCTATACCGAGGGTTCATTCTCTACTGGTACGGCTGGCTTAATCGGTTATATGTTTCGTGTTAGACCTTTTACATGGTCATAATCATAGGAGATAATTAATGGCACAACAAACAGGCAAAAACTTTGTATTGAATGGTGTTGGCGAAGCATGGGCAAAACGTATCGTAAACGGTAAAGTTGAAGCCTATAAACTTGGTACACTTCAAACAATGAAACTATCTTTCAGTTCCTCTGATGAAAAAGTCTATGGTTCTGATGCTTTACCACCAATCTATATCTTGAATAAAGAATCCAATGTTCAAGCATCTTTCACCGAAGCACGTTTCAACCTTGATTACTTGGGTGTAACTGCTGGTGCTGATGTAGACAACAACGGTACTTTAATCTTTAGTGTAAAACCTACATTGATTGCAAGCGGTACTACATTTACTGTTCCAAGCGTATCCAATGTTATCCCAGAAGATACAATCGTTGTACTTGCGAATGACAATCAAATGGAAGACGAACGTGAAACATTAAAGTACACAAAAAGTACAACTCCATCCGCTGGTGAATTTACAATTGATGCAAGTGGTCAAATCACTTTGGGTCAATCTGTAACAAACAAATTCATTGAAGTATCTGGTCTTCGTACTGATACTATGAGCCGTAAAGCTACAATGAAAGCAACTAGCGTACCACAATTCGTTGAAATTCGTCACGTTTCCAATCCTGTTGATATGGGCGATGGTAAGAAAGTTATCTTGCATACTCATATCTTCCGTGCTAGAGCGACTGGCAAAATGGATATTGACCATGAACGTCAAAAAGCATCTGCACCACAACTTGAATTTGAAGTTATGTACGATACAACTCGTACAGACGGCAAAATCTTGGAAATCACACAAGAAATCCAAGGCTAATATCATGGGGGCATCTTCGGATGCCCCTATTTTTTATTATATGGAGAACTTTAGATGTCAAATACTTTAATTCCACAAGAAAAATACATTATGTTAAACGGCAAGGAATATAAAATTTATCCAATGTTGCTAAAAGATTACAACAAAGTTGAACGTCTATTGTCTAAAATAAATGACCAGTATTTATATTTGAACTTACCATCACCAATTTTAGACGAAGATGGCAAAGAAGTGTTAGATGCCAATGGCAAGGTGAAATATGACTATGTGGCATTTAACTCCATGTGTGAATTGTTTGAGATGGCGTTACGTATTCCACGAAAAGAATTAATTAACGCAATCGACTTAGACAATGGTGTACAACTGTTGGATGAATATTTGTCTATTAGTGGTCTAAAAAAAAAGATGATGGGTCTAATGGCACAGGAACTGCCAAGGGTGAATCTGGAGGACTTGACCTAGTAATTGCATCTTTGGTACAACACACAAGTGAAACCAGAGAATCACTAATGAGATATACTTTACCAGAACTAGAGGGGTTATCTGTTGCATTAAACGAAAATAATAAAACAGATACAGACGATAATAATAATACTTTTGTTGACTCTGATTCCGTCACAGGGGCAGATGCGGTACGTGGTCTTTTGAGTTCTGGGTACGCATCATAGGAGAATAATTAATGGGAAACAAAAAATTCGGATATGACATAAAAATAGACTACAGTCAAGCAACCGAGAATACCAACCGTGTAACCTCTAGTATTCTACAGTTGCAACAAGCTGTAGAACGACTAAAAAGAAACTCTGACATTCAGATTAAATTCACAGGTCTTCCAAGACAACTTGATAGCATCACAACAAAAACGGCTACATTGGCTAATGCTTTGGAAAGAACGGCACAAAGCGGTAATCTTGCATCTAAGTCTTTTGACGGTATGTCTGCTAAAATGCAATCGCTTAAAAAAGATGGCGAAGCACTTGCCAAGGGTCTACAGGATTCTGCCAATGCCATTAAAAAGTTAGAATCATCGAATCATAATACCTTAAGAGATGGCAACAAAGCTGCAACGGTTGGTACTCAAATCAACCAACTTAAGAACCAAGCCGATGTACTCTATCAAGCATGGAAAGCGAACAACGTAGGTAAAGAACAATATCTTCAACAAATGACTGCAATCCAAGGTAAGTTAAACACATTGTATGGTCAACAACGAAGAATCAACGAAATCACACAAGAACATATCCCAACGCTAACTAGATGGGGTTTTGAACTAGATAAGGTTGGTTCACGACTTGGGTATTTTGCAACACGTTGGGCGGCATTATGGGTCGGTGATAAAATCATGGATTCATTTTCTGCTTTTCCAAAAGTTGAACAAGATATGGCTGGTTTCGCCCAAGTTATGAAACATGGTACAGGTGCTACAAATGCGTTTGCTAAGAGCCTGTTAGAAGTTGACCCATCGAATTTAAAAAACAGTCTTCAACTTGGTGGTTCGGAAGCAGAAATCTTTAAGTCTGAACTAGAGAGTATGCAAGGAAAACTACAAGGACTTGCGGTTCAATACGGCACAACAAGCCATGAAATGATTGAGTCTGCTAAACTTTGGGGTCGTGCATACAAAGATAACAATACTGTTCTTGCGTTGACAGATGCAGCAACCAAACTAGCAGTTGCCGATGCGTTCGATATTGTGTCTGCAAACAAAGCGTTGGAATCCTCGATTATGCAATGGGGTTTTCAAATTAATAATACCAATGATGCTATGAGTGTATCAAACCGTATTATTGACTCTTGGACATCTCTTGCACATAACTATACGGTTTCTGCACAAACATTATCCGAAGCCAATAAACGTATGGCACAATCCGCAGCCGAAGTTGGTGTATCATTCCATTCTGCACAAGCACTCGTTGCCGTTATGGCACGTAAAACACAGGCAGACGGCGGTGAAATCGGTAACGCCCTAAAATCTATCTTCGGTTCTATCCACTCTAAGAAAGCCGTTAAAGCATTACAAGAGTTTGGTATCGAAGTTTATAAAGTTGGTGAAAACGGAGAACGGTCATTCCGTAAAGTAGACGATGTGTTGCTTGATTTGATGATTAAGGCACAAGGGTCAAAAGAATCCATGGAAGACTTGCTAAAAGCAATCTCTGGTGGTAAATGGCAATGGAATAAAGCCGATGCCATGTTGGATTTAAAAGAATACTTAGAAGCCTTACGATTGTCTTCTACATCTATGGGTTTCACAAATGCACAAGTTGGGATGCAACTTGATACAATCCAAAAGAAAATACAACAGATTGCCGCACAATGGGAAAAGATGATGACTACTGCTGGAAACGGCACAATGTCAACTGTAATCAAGGGTATGCTAGATGGTGTTCTTGCATTGTTTAAGTGGATAGAACGCTTACCATCGTCTATTGCTATGGTTTCATTCGCTATGCTTGGGTTATTGGTTATTCACCGTAAATGGGGTTCTGTTTTCAACATTATGAAAACGAGCGTTGTTTCTGGTTGGAACAAAATGACTCATGCGGCTGAAAAATACGCAAGAGCATCAAGAATTGCAAGCGGTAACACAACAGGCTTTAAAGGTAAACTCCAAGGACTTAAGGGTGCAGCTGGTGGACTTGCTAGTGAAATTGGCACACTCACAGGCTTCATGGGTGGTTGGGTCGGTATTGCCGTATCTGCCATTGCCATCGCTGGTCAACTTGCATTGTCTTGGCGTTTTAATCGTGAAGAAGTCCAACAACAGATTGATACACATTCTCAATTGTTACAATCTTACGAAGAAACATATGGACGTTTAAAAGAATCAACTGGTGTCTTAGAGCAATTTATCAACGCATACTACAGTTTGAACCAAAAACAAAAAGAGTATGCCGAGGGTTCGGAAGAAGCGAAACAAGCTGCGGAAGAAATTCAAATCGCACACGATGGCATTATTCAAATTCTTGGCGAGGAACAAACAAACTTTGTGTTGACCGCAGATAATTCAGACGAAGCAAACCAACGTATGACCCAAGCGGTACAAAAGCGACAAGATGAATTAGCACAACAAATCAAACACGAAAAAGCACAATTGTTCCAAGCTGCACAAGCCGTTCGACAACAAACACAAGACAATCTTGATTCTTTACAACATGAGAAAAAAGGTTGGTTAGACCGTATTGCCGTAATCGTTCAATTTACAAAGGCTATTGATTTATGTCGTTTGGCTTACTATTCGTTGATGCACGCTTTCCAACAATGGAGAGCAGATAGAGCAGCCGCACGATTACAACAAGCAGATGGGGCAGTCGGTCAAGCCGAAAGCGAATTAAATGCTTTGAAAGCAGCTGGTGCAAACAATAGTCAAATCGAAGCAGCCGAACGAAATCTTGCAATGGCTAAATATACCGCATCACAAGTCAAGGATGAACAAACGCATTTACAAGAGGATGCTAACCAATATGGTCAACAAGCAGACCAAATCTTGGCGACTACCGCAGCCAAAGTGCAAGCCGATGGAGCAGAGCAACTCCAGAGCATTAATTCTGCATTATACGGTAATTCTGGTGGCGGTGGTACAACTGGTAATTATCCACGTAGTGAACTGCCAGATGGTGGTGGAGATGCTGGTAAAAAGGGTAAAACTGGCAAAACAACCAAGGCTAAGAACCCCTACAGTGGAACACCAGAGGGTGAAGCCATTGACTTCTTGATTAAACAAGGGTTTACCGCAAACCAAGCCTATGGTATCGTTGGTAATCTAATGCAAGAATCTGGAATGGATCCAACCATAGTAAATGCATCTGGACACCATGGTTTAGCACAATGGGATGGTGACCCCGGTGGTCGTTGGGAACAACTCGTGGCTTTTGCTAATGCGAATGGCTCTGACCCAAACAATCGTGCGACACAAATGGCTTTCCTTGTTCACGAGTTACAAACAACAGAACATGATAATTGGCTTAAAGTGTTACAACACGCAACCAATGGAACACCAGAAGAATACGCACATTACTTTGATATGTTCGTTGAACGCTCTGGTGGTGCAGAAACTGCGAATAGACAAGCGTATGCACGCCAATTGGCTAATTCACAATACGGCGATGAAACTAAGACGGATGCAGAACGAGCGAATAAACTTGTTGAGAAACAAAACAAGATTGATGAACTTGTGAAGAAGTTATCCAAAGCGGAAGCCGAAATGGAAAACGCCATGAAGCCAAAAGAGCAAGCTGACTTGGCGAAAGAATCTCAATCTTTAAAAGAAAAACTTCAAGGGATTCAAAAAGAGATTGATGATTTAATTAAACTCAATCCAAAAGCAGATGTCAAGAAATTGCAAGAAACGATGAAAAAATACGACACAGTAATGACACATCGTATGCAAGACAAGTACCGTGACAAAGACTATGATGAAGCCGTTCAAATGGCAAAAGACCGCCATGAGAATGAAGATTTAGACCGTGAAATCGCTGGTACATCTGAAAACTTTTGGACAAAAGATATTCGTGATGCACAACGTTTGGTAGAACTGTATATAATCAAAGTAAAACAATACAATGATATGGTTGCAGCCTTTAAGCGTGGCGATTCAGAATATACCGAAGCGGACATTCGCAAAGCTGGTATCGAACTTAAGAAACTACAAGTACAAATCAACAAGACTGGTAATGACTTAAATAAAAACATCCGTCAACAAACTCACGATGTATTCCATTCGATGATATTTGAGGGCAAAAAGTTTAAAGACGTTTGGAAAGACCTATGGAAACAACTTGCGGAAGACACATTAAAAATGTTGTTTAAAATCCAAGATGGTAACGGCGGTCTTATCCAGAATCTACTAAAGAAAAAAGACAAGAAGTATCAAGATGGCATCAACCCATTGAAGAAGCTGGTGGGTAAAGATGGCAACATCGGTGGTGTTGACGAAACACTAAATCAACAACTATTGGCAACCCAAGCCACACAAAATCTTGATAAAAACTTTGCTACATTCTTGGCTAATACTCAAAACGGTACTGCATGGAGTCAAGCGACATTTACCGATGCCGTAATCTATGGCAATGTCAATGGTGATAAAAACAGTCTTAACTTACCAGAGGGCAACAAGGATTCCAAAGATAATAAAACCGATGTATCCCAATATATCAACGCTGGTATGAAAATTGCTGGTGGTAATAACAAATGGATGGGAACACTCGGTACTGTCATGGGTTTTGCAAAACAGTTCGGTCTTCTAAAGTTCGCTAGCGGTGGTGCAGTCAATAAAGACCAATTGGTGCGTGTTGGTGAGGGAGATAAGAAAGAATGGATTATTCCAACCGCCGATAAAAAGCGTGGTATTCAGTTGCTAAACCAAGCTGCACGTGACCTTGGGGTTGGTGAAACCAAAGGTATTGAACCTAATTGGAAAAATCCGAATACATCTACAGGGGCATTATCGGAACAAACCAAACGACAAGACCGAATGATGAATCAAATGGTCGCAAACACATCGGCTATGACTAAGGGGATGAACTATATGGCAAACAATGGTTCTACACATGAATCCATTGCACAACCTGTGTTTGTTAAACAAACGATTTCTGACCAAGACTTCTTGGCGAAATACAACAAGTTGGTGGCACTTGGCAAGATGAAATAACACAACTTTTGTGTAATTTTTGACACTATATGTGAGGGGTGATAAACCCCTCGCATTATTACTATGGGAGGTCATATGGAAGACATTACGAAATACTTGGGTCTGAAATACGGCTTTAATCATAAAAAGAATCAATATCATTGTGTTGATGTTTGTCGTATGTGGTATAAAGACCACGGATACAAACATTGTTTTGACGATGGAAAGAAAGACCCAACATCATGCGAAGATTTTCACAAAAATCATCAACTAAGGGTGTTACGGTATTTATTGAAACATTTCACAAAAGTTCGTGATATTGACAAGTTACAACATGGCGATGTGATTGTTTTTAATGTAGATGGCGACTTACATACTGGCGTATATCTACAGAATGGACAGATACTTGCGATGCAAGTTCCTTGTATTGAAAACGTATCACTATCTGCCGTATTTAAACGTAGCTATTGGCAACCATTGTTTTACTGTGGTTTCCATCAAGAAAGGAACTAATAGTGGCGACATATCCAAAGTTTCCATTGCCGTATATATTTGAAGTAGAAAAAGGTCTAAAGTTTGCCACACAAGAAGTCACATTTGAATCTGGTAAGAAACAGGTGCGACAACTTGCGGTGACACCAAAGAGAACTTGGTCAATCAGTCTACGTGGAACAACAGAACAACAAAAGATATTTGAAGACTTTTGTGAATCTGTTGGTGGTAACACAAGACCATTTTTGTTTACCGATGAGTATGGCAAGGAACAATTATGCAGATTCGCAACCAACGAATTTAACATGAAAGTACTACGAGATTTTACAATTGAGAATGGTACTCATGGTAATGCCGTTGGGTTTACTGCGAACATACAAATCGAGAAGTTATTGTAGGGAGTATACATGATTAATTTACCTGTGGCGTTTAGAGAAGCATTAGAAAGTGGCTCGGTATTTGACATTGAGTTATACGAAGTACATATACCGAATCTAACACTTTATTTATGCTCTTGCGATGTCAACATTCAATTCAACGGTCATACATACTTGGCATTGCCAATTAGACGTGGCGAGATTGATAAAACGGTAGATAATTCGATTGACTCTTGTGAGTTGCAGATTTCTAATGCAACCGATAAATTTACTCAATTGCTATTTAAGGGTATTCCATTCACAGGCAGTCGAGTGTATATCTACCGAATTTTATACCCAGATTCATTAACGAACGCAAACATGATTAAGCCTGTGTTTATGGGTCGTGTTGATGCACCAGAATTAACAACAGATGGTGTCTTTAAAGTCACGGTAACAACAGATGTTCCAAACGTGCGTGGCGGTCGTAGAACACAATATTCTTGTACATCTGTATTCGGTGATGAATCATGTCAAGCACAAATCGAAACATTGCAAACAACCGTTGATTCAATCACACAAGATGAACATGGTTTCCGTGTTGGTATTCGCAACCCAGCAGACCAAAAGACATTCACAAATGGTGTCTTAATCATTAGCGGTGAAGCACGTAAGATTGTTGACTTTAAAGATGCTGGTGCTAGTGTGTACTTGGAATATCCGTTGTTGCAATCACCAGATATTTTAATCGGTCAACAAGCGACAATCCAATCTGGTTGCGATAAAACACCTACGGATTGTAAACGACATGGCAATCAAAAGCGATATGCTGGGTTCTTATCTGTACCGTTTGAATTTACGGTACGTACTTAAATTGAAACGAAGCGAGGTATTAATATATGGGTAAAGGCGGTGGCAAGGGCGGTAAAGGTCGTATTGGTAAAATCATTGGTCTTGCTGCTGGTATTGCCTTTGGTTTTGGCGGCGGTGCTTGGGCGTTCTTAAAGGGTGTATCGGTATTTAGCCGTGTTATGTACGGTTTATCCCTTGGTATGTCCATCGGTGGTCTATTTGATAAATCACCAAAGCAATCAACACCAGAATCAACATTCGATTCCAAGAATAACCAAGTAACATCCGAGGGTACAATCCCAATTGTCTATGGACAGACAAAAGTCGGTGGTTTACAGACATTCCACAAGATGGACGTTGGTGGTAAACGCTTGGACAAAGACGTGGTTCTTTGCGAGGGTAAAATCCACGACATCTTCGGTGTTACTGCTAATGGTTACTTAACAAGCGTACAACGCTTGAATGAAACTAGGCAGACGAAAATACCTGTGTTTGGTATTCGTAATAATAAATATCCAGATGCAAAAGTATCAATTGAAACTGGCAAAGCTGAAAAGCGTGGTTTCCTTGGTCATGCATCAAACGCATCTCAACAATCAATCTATCAAGACAACGTAGACTATGGTTCGTTTAACAAGTTTAAAAAGCTAAAGTTGACTGCCAATGGTAAAACTGTATATATCTTCTTAACAGATGATAATACAACGATTGACTTACAGTATTCATTGGCTTGTAATACGTTTGGTAAAATCTATCAAATTATCTTGGGTGACACATATTTATCCGACTTACAAACAGACGGATGGGAACTTGTGAATCCTGTGATATGTCAAAACTCTCCATCTTGTTTAGAAACCTTTGGGGAATCACCATGTTATAAACGAGATGTGTACTGTGTTACGAACGGTAGCCAAGACGGTAGCAATTCTACTGTTTATACATACTTGGGTGGCAAACAACAAGATGCACCAGACCAATATCTCACAACAGGTGGTTATCCAAACATGGCATATGTTCATGCTGACTTACGATATTCAGAAAAGATGGGTGCTGGCAATCCAACTGTTACTGCTATTGTACAAGGCATGATTGTATACGATTGGCGTGACAAACAATACAAGTACTCTAAGAATCCTGTTGTATGTTTATATGATTACTTGACAAATAAAGTCTATGGTGCTGGTCGGTACGTTTCACCAGAGATTCTTGATATGGAATCATTTACCGATGTGGCAAACTATTGTGACGAAGAAATTACGTATAATGACCCATACGGTGTCACAAAAACAGAACCAAGGTATCAACTTGATATATGTTTAAACGAAACAAAAACACATCAAGAAAACATTCAATCAATCTTAAACTCATTCCTTGGGTTTATCGTGTTCTCAAACAATTCAATTAAACTACGGTGCGAACGATTAGAACAACCTGTGTATGCGTTCAATGACGATAACATCGTGGAAGAAACCCTTAGTTATAAATCTGCATCTATTGACCAAAGTCCAAACAAATTTAATTTAACGTATGTAGAACCAGCATTGGATTATACTGCGGTTAAATTAATCGTTGAAGATGCCACAAATCAATTACCTCCGCCAATCGGCATTGGTAGACCTGTGGAACAAGATATTGACTTCAAGGGTGTACGCAGACAAACACAATGTTTACGACTTGGGAAGATTGCACGAGATATTATTCGCTTGTGTCCGATTACAGTTACATTTAAAACAGGTCTTATGGCTTCTCACTTGGAAGCTGGGGATGTCGTAACAATCTCCAAAACATACATTGATGAAAACGGCGAAAAACAAGAGTTGTTTACCAATCAACAAGCACGTATCACAGAAATTAAAGAAGAAGATGGTACATTTGAAATTACCGCACGTCAATATAATCCATCAATCTACGATGATACATTCGGTGCATCTTTAAAAGTATTCGGTACAGTTGGTAACAACAACCCAATCAGATTAACACCAGCAACTGTTAAGCCTGTTGAGAACATTCAATTCAATCAAATCTACCGTGGTAAAGCCGATGGTTTACCAACATATGATATAGTGTTATCTTTTGACGAACCAGACGACATTGAGTTCCGTTCTGCATCGGTTTATATTCAAGTCGTACACAATGGTGTGGCTGGTGAATGGAAGAACTACGGTGAATCCAAGGGTATCACAACTATCATGGGTCTTAAACGTGGCGACACAATCAACGCACGTATTATACCAAACGATTCCAAGGGTATTGAACATGAAGAATCCATGTCTGCTCCATCGTATACCGTGGTTTCCAAGTTTGGCACACCAGAGATGCCACAAAACTTACGCTTAAAAGTGACAGACGAAGCACGAATCACATGGGATATAATCAAGAATACCGATATAGACCATTATGAGATTTCCACAACAGGATTCTTTAATAATGGTGCAGTTGTATCTGTTGACAATGAAGCACCTGTGACATTAACCATGCGTACTGGCAAGATTTATGTTCGTGGTGTCAACATTGATAATGTCGCTGGTCCAGCCAATTTTGTAGAATACGATTATCCACAATTAAGTGTTCCACAATTAAATTACATCAAATCACAATCTGGTGCGTTCCAAGTTGTTCTAAGGGATACACCAAAGACAAATCCACCGATATTAAAGACTGTGTTCCGTGTCAATGATAAAGACTTTAGAACGGATACCAATGTGTTTACATATGTTGACGACCCAGCGGTATACAACGTGTCTTACGCATATGAAGACTACTTTGGTACTGGTGCATTTTCCAGTGGTCAAAGTGCGGTGATTAAACAAAATATCAATCAAGATTTAATCAACCGTGCAACCGCAGCCATCCAAAGTGTTGAACAGATGCAAGCAAACATTGATACAATCAACACACGGATTCAAAATGCGGTCACAGAACAAATCCAAAATTCAATTGGTGGTGCAAAATTAGAAATCACCAAAGCAGCCGAAGCCATGAAGCAACAAATCACGGATGCACAACATAAGATGGAATCCACGATTACACAAACGGCAAGTGCTTTGGATGCAAAAATTAGAGATATTGATTCACAGGTACAATCTCGTGTAACACAACTTGCAAGCACAATTGAATCTTCCATTAAGTCTTTGTCTGGCGATGAAATTCTAAGTAGAATCAATCAATCAAGCGGTGGTACTCAAATTGATGGTAAATTGTTACACGTTACATCAGATTCGGTTTTCGATAAAGGCGTTGTGGCAAAGAACATTGAAGCTGGTACAATCAGTACCGATAAACTCATGAGTTCCATACTTGACTTACAAGAATCTGGTATGCAAATCAAGGGCGGTGGCGTTCGGATTGACTCTAGCGGTATTCGCATGAGTAATGAAAACGGTTCATTCACCGCATTAACCAAAGATGGCATCAAGTGGTATGACTCCAAGGGTGTTGCCTATAGTGCTATCCAACAAATGGTCTTTGGTATTGCAAACGATGGCGACCATATCGACTTGAATTGGGATTCAGAACCGATGGTGTTCGTTGTTCCCCAAAAGATGGAACTTGGTCAAAACATGAGTGCAGCCGATAATTACATCCAAGGAACAATGGAAACCAAGGCAGTCAATGTTTCCAAAAAAGGCTTTGACATTCACGCACGTATCACCCAATATTGCAACGGTGAGATGTACTATAATGGTAGACCTTGGGGAAGAACAAATCTTGACAACTTTGCACCGTCAAGATACTCTACAGGAACACTTACCAACAGAGTTTACATCTATAGTGAATCCGATACATATGTTTCCATGGAGATACCAGAAGTAGGTGTTGACGTTTGGACAAGCCTTGGTAAACAATACGATAGTACCAATGTCGAGGGTGCTGGATGGGAAAATCCACCAGAAAACTCTAAGAAGTGGTTATCACCAATGGCATCTGGCAAAGGTAAAAACGTTTTTACTGGTAGCGGTTCTGGGTCAACCTATAGCGGTCATTACGAGTTCCAACAAGCTAAACAATGGATGATTGACTATGAAAAAATACCACGAAAAGTAATCGCAGTAAGAGTCCGCAAGGGTCAAAACGTATTGGCTTGTGCCATTCCATCGTTTGCCATTACACCAAGTAATCCTTGGTTTAAAATTGCGAATATACCATCGCTTCCAGATGGAACATACTTTGGTATTCGTTCTCCAGAGCCTGTTCAATGGTTTGCCGTGAATGTACCAAAAGAAAACTATTTTGTAGCATCACACGCAAACTATAAGACAACAAAATTCACAGGTCGTGGAACATACACGTTTACACCGACTGGTAAACGATTTAAGATTACCATGGTTGGTGCATCGGTTGCATCTCGTGGTACAAGACCACAATCTTCCGAAACAAGAATCGTTGGCAATGGTATTGATTATAAAACCTCTGGATATGCAACTAATTTGTCATTAAACAATCAACAACCGTATAAACAATCGTTCCATTCTGTGCATGGCGATGCGAAGCACAATGAAAAGGGTTGTTTGTATTTTATGGCTAATGCTTTTAAAGTCGGTACAGATTCAGTATCTACTTGGGGTGGCGATGGCTTGTCAATGCCTTGTTATGTCTTGGCTGGCAACAATGTGTCATTCTTTAACGCAAACTTTACCAACAGACGTAATCTAAGCGGAAATCCAACAGAGTTCTTGCGTTTCCCAGATGGCAATTACCAAGGACGTGGCGATGTAAATGACGATACTAAAAACCTTGGGGTCTTTGGCGAACTCGTTGGTTGTCCATCGTTTACCTTTAGTGGTAACGGTGGTGGCAATCCATCTAATTACGGACGTGATATGTGGTGGAACATTGAATGGCAGATGGGTTTATCCAAAGTTGTAACATATAACGTCAATGTACCAACAGGCGTATCAAATTATACGATTACTATTGGTGAATGTCCAGATGTTACCGTTGGTAAAGAAATCCATTTCCCAGCTGGACCATATAATGACGATGGTGGCTCACTTAGAATAACCAACACCAAACCATTTGATGGTGCAGTATTTATTACGGAGGAATTGTAATGTATTATAACGTATCATTCATGGGGCAAGACCCCATGAATTTTTATGTTTCATACGATGAAACAGACGAAACAGTATCATACGAAACATACCAATTATATATGTCTGGTCAATACATCAAGGGTAATGACGGAGAACCAAAACTAAAAGAACAAACAAATGTTCAGTCTACTTCTGGTGCATCCGATACGGTCATACAAGAGGACACAACTCCTGTGGTGCCAGATTTACCAAACATTGACCCATACGTTGCGTTAAACAATAAAATCAAAAAATTGCGTAAACAAATGGAAGACATACCAACGTCTGCTGATAATATTTATCGTGTGGCACATGGGGAGTTTATTCCAATCCCAACAGACAAAAAACCAAGCGATTTTGTGTATGAAATCATTAGTGTACAAGTGTCTGGTGATACGTTTAATTCTCCCAATGTTGGTATGATTATCCAACCTCCGCAATATCCATTCTATAGAGATGCCAATATTATAATCGGTATTGTAAACATAAATCAAGTGTATGTTTCAAACAACGAAACAGACCCAAACAAACATATCACAGGATGGTTGACCGTTAAAGTCAACGAGAAAACAAATGTTCCCCAAGACACAAACGGTCAACCTCTTGTAGTGACATCTATAGAACCACAATAGAAAGGAGGTATACCAATGAAAGATTGGATTCGTGTTGAAGACGAAGTTTTGCACGTTGGAGCAGACTGGAATCGGTTGTATTCTGTTGATGAATCAATTGATTTAACCGATGCAACTGCCGTGTGTAAAATCCGTGATTTGAAAGACAATGTTTTATTATCCGCAACGTGTACTGTATATCCGCACGGCGTTGTCGTATGGTTTCCATACGAAGATACATTAACACTTAATCGTCAAATCAAGAGGGGCAAATACGATGTTTTCATTCAAAAAGATTCTAAATCTTGGAAATTGGTCATGGGTGAAATCGAAATTATCCACGACATTTCCATGCATTAATTTTAAACCAAAGGAGCATACAATCATGCCAAACGAAGAAACAATCCAAAAAATGTCTATTGTTGACCCAATTCAAGTCAACGTAAATATTCCAAACTTTGAGGGAAAACCCGGTAGAGATGGTGTAGACGGTCGAGATGGTGACGATGCGTACCGCATTGCCGTTCGCAATGGTTTCTTAGGTACTGAAAAAGAATGGCTATTAACACTTAAGGGTCAAGATGGTAAATCCGCATCTGCACCTACGGCACGACAAGCGTTGTTACAAAACAATATATGGTGCGAAAATGATACCGTTGATTCCGTGTTTACTGCCATTATTGGCAACTGGGGTAAACCAATGCCACGTACAGAGTTTAAACCATTGACTATTCCAGTGAATCTTACACAAGGTCAACGAATTGTTGCCGTTTCTGGAGAACCACATTACAAAGTTAAATTGCAATCATCTGACACAGTTACACAATTAAATGACAATGGCACTGGCTCTATTACCTTAGAAACACCTTTTGGTGAAGATGATATTAAGATTTTATATCTAAACTTCGTAAACGAAGTCCTTGATACAAAAACAATCCAAGGTGTGTCCGTAGATGGAACTCCAGATGATACAGATGTACAAGGCGATGTTAAATACTCTCTTAAAGGTCGAGTTCTTACTGTGAACTTGTCTAGTGTTGGAACTATGAATAGACCAAAAGTATCTTTCCTTGGGAAATTTAAAGTTTCTCAAATTGATTCTATTATCTTAAAAGTCAACAACCCAGCAGAATTTTATGTAGGTGGCTCTAAATGTGTTATGGATTCTACAGGTGTGTACGGAGAAAACATTCCAGTTTATGTAAATCAACCAGAAAATCTCCATATTCTAAATACCGACCATTACGGCAGTATTAATATCGGTACATTAGAGCATGGCACAAAAACTGTTGAATTCGTTTCTTCCAGCATTAACTGGTATGCTAACAAAAATGAGTTTTTAAACGATGGTGGTGCCGTAGACCACTTATAATCACTCTTGGGGATACAAACCAATGTATCCCCAAAGTTTTTCACAACATCTCTTACAGAAAGGACATCAATGGAAATACTTACAATGGTATCTCTCATATGTGGTATCTTGGCATCTGTTGGGGCAATTATAGGGGTTATCTTCAAGTTTGTAATCATTAATCCCTTAAAGGTGTCAATCGACAATCTTACCAAGGTTGTCGAAACCATATTGAAAGATATAGAAACAAGTCGAGTAGACCGATACAATCAAGCCATACGTTTAACATCTATTGAATCGGATGTTAAGCACTTGGATTCTCGCATGGAGTCCATTGAGGAATCCTTGAAAGGGCGGTGATACCAATGGATAACATTATTGATTCAATCAAGGGTTATTATCATAGAATACGAACCGCCCATATAAACATAAAATCACTACAGTTTGTCAAGTTTGTTATTACAACATCGTTTATCCCAATATTTATGTACTTGGGAGTTTGGTTGTATGCAATCTATGCAATGCACGTTGGTATAAACGTAACAATTCTTGTTTCTCTATTATCGGAATTGCGATTGTTCGTATCCGTAATCTTCTCAACACAAACTGTTGCTGGCGTACTTGCGTATGGCGTTGCTTTAATTGATTCAGATGGCAATGGAGAATCCGATGAATTAGATGCCAAAGCACACGCCCAATCTAAAAATACTATTGATACTACTATGGATACAACAGGAGATACGAAATGAGAACATTAACTAAAGATGAATTAATGAGTATGGCAACCAGTGCAAGAGGTTATATTGACAACATCTACTTGCATTGGTCTGCTGGTCATTACAATCAGAGCCATACCGATAAATACCATATCTGCATTGACAAAGATGGTAATATGTATACCGATGTTGACTTATTAACAGAGCATCGTGACCATACATATATGCGAAACAGTCGTGCCATCGGTATCACTTTGAATGGATGTTTCGATGCCATCAATCCGTCAAACATGGGTACAGAACCACCAACTGACAAACAGATTTATGCACTTAGTTGGTTAGTAGCGTTATTGTGTGTTCAAATCGGCATCCCATTGGATTTACAGCACGTTATGACCCATGCGGAAGCTGCGGACAACAAAGATGGTATGGACTTATGTTACATCGACCCAACGCCATACCCAAACAATACCTATGGTCCAGATTCAACGTGCGAACGATGGGATTTGTGGGTTTTACACCAAGGTGACCAAGAGTGGTCTGGTGGTGACAATATCCGTGGTAACGCACGATATATCGCACATAACGAGTGGGGGATTGACATATGATGCATTACAAAATTGAAAAACCACCGCTATGGAAAACTGTTGGTACTGTGTTTGCCGTTTGTTTTATTGGTTTATTTGTGTGCGTATATCTATTGTTTTCAAACATCCATTCACACGAACAACAGTTGCGACAAACCGAAATTGAATTGCATAAAGCACAAGTGGAGTTACAAGTCACACGCCATGAACGGTCAATATTGCAAAACAAAGTCAATACTTTAGAAAATATAGAATACGACCGTGGAACACTGGTAAGACCATAATGGAGAAACAATGAATGAAACAATTAAAACATATATTCGGTCAAATCCAAAGTATTCGATTTGTGTTATTATTGGGATTGTTATGCTTGTTGCCATTGGGTTATTCCTATGGACAAGAACCAACAGTAACATTGACACAAAGCCAATACAAAACGCTACAAGAGAACTTGACAACTCTAAACAGTACAATAGACAATCAATTGAATACAATCAACGAATTGGAAATGCAGTTGAACGCAGCCAAGTTATCAACGAGCGACTCGAACAAACAATTGATTCTAGCATCGACTCTAATCGTAGAACAACGGAAGCAATTGACAGAAGCACAGAACTTGTTAAAGCAGCAAGAACAGACGCTGCAAACGCAAAGAATCTCATTAGAGAAAGCCGAAATATACTTAACGCAGCAGAAAGAAATCATCAAGAAAGCACAACGCAGTCAACAACGTGCCAAACTCATTAATGTGTTGTTGGGTGCAACAGTTGTATATCTTGCGGTCAAATGATTGGATGGTGGTCTAATTAATCTCCGTAGTATATGACGGTGGACATATACATTTTATAATAAAAACAGGGAGCATACCTATGTGGTATGCTCCCATTTTTTGCGTTTATACGGTTATTTCTTTAATTCCAATGGTTTTGCCTTGGTGATACAATCGCCACGCAATTGGATATAATACCCAACACCTAGTTGCAATTCAACTAAGTATGAAGACCACATAACATACTTGTTACCAAGATGGTCAAACACATATGCCATCGGCTTGCCAGTCTTGGTTGTTCTTTGTTTGAAGTCAGAAACGATAATTGCTTTAACGTCACGACCGTTTGCCAATTCTGTGTTATATTCTTTTAAAGGGTTCTCAAAAGAACATCCAAGGTATTTATACCTAAGAGTAGAGAGAGGCACCTTACAGGTCAAATCTGGCGATTCTAGGAGGGTTATGGAGTTATACTTAGATGTCCATTCTTGGATTTTCTTTTCGATGTTCGCCAATTTCTTTTCCATAGATTGTAATTGCTTTGGTGTTGCCGTTGGTGATTCCGTTTGCATTAACTGTTGGTGGTCACACAATTTAACATTCCATTCGTCAATCTTGTTTTGTGCGTTCTTGCGGTCATTATCAAACGATTTATACTTAGGGATTAACGCCATAAGTTCGTTTGTTTCACCCAAGAAATCTAATGCACCACTACCGACTAGACCCTCTAGTTGCAATTTTGTGTACTTACTAAAGATGGCATCTATGGTATATTCTTGTGGTTTTTCAATCTTGTTGATACCCTTGATGTACGCAAGACCAACACGAATAGCATTACCATCGACTGACCACTGGCGGTCACTATGACGTAAATCTGGTGGTAATATCTCGATGCCCTTGCGTTTAATCTCTTGAATATACGGAAGTATTTTCTCTTGGTTGCCATCTTCGGAATTGATGGTTGCCACATAAAACTCGAGCGGATAATGGGTCTTTAAGTATGCCGTTATGTATGCCATATAGCCGTATGATTGACTGTGAGCCTTATTAAATCCATAACTTGCGGCTGCAATAATCATATCTAAGATTTGTTTTGCCACATCTTCATTCGTACCATTCGCAACCGCACGGTCAACAAATTCTGCCGTAATCTCTTGCATTAAATCGTGGTCTTTTTTACCAACCGCACGTCTTACAGTATCGGCTTCCGCCATTGAATACCCAGCGATAATCTGACACACACGCATAATCTGCTCTTGGAATACCATAATACCATAAGTTTCACCCAACGGTTCTTCTAACCGTTCATCCAAGTATTCAAACGGCTTTCCATTACGGCGTTCGATATACTCATCAAGCATACCTGTTAAGATACACGCTGGTCGATACAATGCGACTACGGCAATTAAATCAACAAAATTCTTTGGTGCAATACTTTTGAGAGTTCTAATCATTCCCGGTGATTTCATTTGAAAAACACCAAGCGTATCACCCTTACATAGCAAGTCCAACGTAGGTTTATCATCCCAAGGTAATTTTGCCAAGTCAAGACTGTCCTTGACACCAGCCATTGTTACACAATCATTGATTACATCCAAGGTTCTAAGACCAAGAATATCTTCCTTTAGGAAACCCATAGATTCTAAATGTTTGAAGTTGGTAGATGCCACAAATGTTTCTTCTTTTGTTTTAGAATCTTTTTGCATTTCTAATGAGCAATACTTGGTAATATCTTGGTTTGAAACAATGACTGCCGATGCGTGTTTGCCAAAGCCAGTCATAATACCGACCAACTGTTTTGCCAAAGAGAACATCTCTGGATGCTTACCATCGTTTACATGGTCAAGTTTGGCATACTCTAGGTCGTTATCATGGTAATCTTCATCATCGTCAAACGAAACATCCTTAATTTTCTTTGAGTATGCATCTGCGATGGTATGGTCTATGCTTAAACACCGTGCAGCTTCTTTTAATGCTCCAGATGCTTTCATGTATGAAAATGTACGACATTGGTATACATATTTGTATTTTTCTTCGAGATATTGAATGACTTCTCCACGTCTTACCTTAGAACAATCGTTGTCTACGTCTGGTGGTGATACACGGTTTGGGTTTGCAAACCGTTCAAAATACAAGTTGTTCGTAATGGCATCCAAAGATGTAATATCTAATAAATATGCACATTCACATCCTCCGACTGAACCACGTCCATGACCAACTGGGATGTCACGCTTGCGACACGCATCGAGAATATCTTTGGTAATCAACAAGTAGTCCATATACCCAACTTGTTCCAAAATATCAATCTCATGTGGAACACGTTCGTCAACACGTTTTTTAAATTCTGGTGTCACCTTGCCGATAATCTTTTGTTTATATCCATCACGCAACGCCTGTAGAAACACAGGTTTCACATCACCATCTTTTACAAACTTAGGGTAGACATCAAGGTTAAAATCGACCTGTGCGTTGCATTTGTCAAAAATAACATTGGTATTCTTAACCATTGTTTCAACCATGTCTACACCGAATTGTGGATACAGACGGTCAAACACTTGTGCTTCCGATTGGATAAAGAAGTCGTTTGAACCATAGTATTGGTCTTCATCATCATCTTGTGAGCGACCACGGAAAGCCTTGTGGAGTGCATAGTCTTCTTCATGCACATAATGAGAATCACAAGCGGCAATCAATGGAACATCATACTTTGCACCC